ACCACAAGACAGGGGATCAAGGATATCGCGCCGAAAAAGCGGGATTTGATAGACCAGTCGGACAGTGTGGTAAAGGTCGAGGGTGCGACGCTTGTTTCGCTTGCCAACTCAAACGCCGTTGCGGAAAGGCTTGTAAGCTATTACTCATGCAACGAGCGCATTGTAAGCGATGTGCTGGTGCAAAGCGAATCCCCGGGCGATGTGGTGAGCATTGTACATCCATACGGCGGTACGGTTGAGGGCTGCATTGAATCCTCGGATATTACAATGTCGAAAAAGCTGAAATCAAATGAGAGCGTCCTTGTCGGGTACAAGCCGCAGAACATAGGGGATGTGGAGTATTACGACAAATCGGAGATATTGACCGCCTCGGGTAACTGGACAGTGCCGGACAATGTGACAAGTGTCAGGGCTGTGTTGATCAGCGGTGGACAGGGTGGATTAACGGGAGAAAAAGGCGAAGATGGCAAACAGAGTAACCAGGGAGGCACAGGCGGAGCTGGAGGAAAAGGCGGAGAGGGAGGAAATGGGGGAAGAATCCTTCAATCGACTTTAAATGTAAATCCAGGTGACACCTTTACGGTTACTATAGGAACCGGAGGCGCTGCGGGAGTAAACGGAACGGATACAACATTCGGCTCCTTGTCTACTGCAAGCGGTTCCTCCTCACCCAATGGATTTACAGATCCCTTCACAGAAGTGACCTATGCGGCCAAAGGAGAAAACGGAATGGAAGGCGGTAAAGGCGGCGATGGAACAAAAAGCGAAACAGCTACGCGAGCCTCTAATGGTGCAGATGTATTAAGCTTCTTTGGTGGGCAAGGTGGTAATTACGAATACAAAAAGCGGGAAAGTGGAACACACGCAGGGAAGAGCGGCTATGCAGGCGGCGGCGGTGGTGGCGGCGCTGCAAACGGTGGAAACGGAGAAGATGGCAATGATGGCATGGTAGATTGGTTGGATGATATTACCGGCAATGGTCCAGGATACCACTGTATTGGTGGAGCAGGCGGCGACGGAGGCGCGGCAAATATACCGCCAGAAAAGGAATCAGTGCCCGGGCAAGGCGGGACTGGTGGAGCAGGCGGCGGTGGCGGCGGTGGCGGCGGTTATCCGCGCGGTACAGTTCCATCGGCAGACTGGGTTGGAACTGGTGGCAGCGGCGGTTCCGGAGGCCCAGGAGGTGCGGCTGGCGACGGCTGCGTTATCCTGTATTATTCCCAACCCAAGGAGGGCAGCTTGGGCGGTGCGTTCAGAGACAAAAACAATAAGCTGTTTTTGGACAAATTCGGCCGTCAACTGGTGGTGTGAGGTGAGAATATGTCATATTACACAAGCAAATATAGCGGCGAAGATATAGACACGCTGCTGGATAAGATCGCTGCGTCAAATGTCTCACTGGCCGCAGCCAATGTCTCACTGTCCGAAAAGGTGCAGCAGCTTGAAACCCGCATTGCGGCGTTGGAGGGAGAGGTTACAGTGTGAATTATCCTGAAATTACTTTCGATAACTGGACGCTCTCCGCGTCATGTGACGTAATTGCGCGGCAGTATGATAATAACTCCCGCGCCATCTATGTTGTTGGCGAGCTGCCGGAGGGATACGAGTGGGACATGCTGGTGTCCGTAGAGGATAACCTCAATATCATACGCCTGTCGCCAATGGATGAGGGCATTGGTGCCGTCCTGACAGACGACCAGCTTGCATTCGGCAACGTGGCTTACACCATGCAGCTCAGGGGGACACAAGGGGATGTTGTCCGGCACACGAACAAGATTTATCCATACATACCGGACAGCCTTTCGGGGGATGCACAGTGGCCGACGATCCCATCCGAGTTCTCCGATTATGAAAAGCGGCTGGAAGAACTGAATGGCCATCCCCCGATGCCGGGCGACAATGGATTTTGGCTGATCTGGAACACGGACACACATGAATACGAAGAATCCGACGTTCCGCTTCCGAGTGGTACAGGATCGGGAAATGTATCGTCCAAAGAAATCAACGTGATAAAGGTATTAGACCTTGCGGAATATGAGGAGCTTCCTGAAAAGGACGCAAGGACGCTGTACCTGATCAGGGGGTGAGGGGATGATAAGTGTCGGTGCTGATGCAATATCCCAATTGTTTATAAAGGATATGGGGATAAAAACCGCAGCAATTGGAAACGAAATCATTTATACCCGCCAGGGAGGATACTTTTACCTCGAGCTGAATGCGGATGAAAAGGAGAATGAATAAATGGCAAGTTATTTTAACTTAACCCTTGATACCACGGCTCCGTCTGGCCTGACGTTAAGTATTAATGACGGAGCGCTGTACGCAACCAGTACGGCGGTCAAGCTGACGATCGGCTTATCGGATGAAGTGACCACCGGCTACCAGATGAAGATTTGGGGCATTGACGGTGTGGATGAAGAAGCATCGGCAAGCTGGGAAACCTTTGCAAAGACAAAGAGCGTCAACCTGACAAGCGGCGACGGCTTGAAAACCGTACATATCAAGGTGCGCGACGATGTAGGCAATGAAACCGAGGAAGTATCGGACGATATTACGCTGAATACTGCGGTTCCGGTTGTGACGATTACCGGCCCCGACAAAACGAAGATTTCCAAGGTTGAGGGATTCAACAAGTCCAAGATCACCTTTACCTGTGATGTTGACTTCGCGGAATACAAGGTATGCGTTGTTCCGCAGACCAGCTCCACGCAGGATGCGGGTACGGTCATTCCCACGACCGCCGGTTCTATTAACACGAGCGGTTCCGATGGAAGCTATCCTAAGACTACGCCCATCGAAGTCACTATTACCGGTACCGACCTTGAGACTGCATCTTCTGGCGACAGCGTGAAGATTGTCAAGGTGTTTGTAAAGACCGCCGCAGGCATTTGGAGTGTAGCCTGATGGCCGCGCCCCATTTGACATTCTCCATTACGGGGGAAAAGATTTCAGCGGTTTCGGGATTTGACAAGGTAATTGTGGCTTTTCAGTCGGATATATCTTATCAAGCTTTTGAGTGCCGCGCTACGAAAGTAGACGAAGCTTGGGGCAGAGGGAAAGGGGCGCTGATCGCGTCTTTTTCCCAGACCCCAGCTAATACACAGCGGCAGTTTGATGTTTACGACGATTTCCTGCTGAAAGGCGACGGAGAATACCGGATTTCGCTTTATGCCCAAGGCGAGGACGGAAGCTGGAACGACAATTACTATTACATCCCGCAGGACAGTTCAATGTATATCTGCGCGGATGGGAAACCGTATCTTTGCATGAGGGAGTGATGACATGCCAACGACCGAAGGATATAACGGAACATTTACAGGACCACAGATTGATGAAGCGATTGCCAAAACAAAAAATGCAATAACCGCATCAAACGGCGGTGAGCTTGACATGGCGGAAAGCCTTGGGGATGGCCCCTATGTGATTGAGTTCACCGAAGAAACCTCTTCCGGCGGCTCGGGCGGCATGACGGAGGAGGAAGCGGACGCAAGGTACCTCAAGCTCGCGGGCGGTACGCTGACGGGCGCGGTCGATATGGGCGGAAACGCTGTGACCAATCTGCCCGCGCCGGTAAATGACGGCGACGTGGCGAGAAAGGCTGATGTGGAAGCGGGAAAGCCCAAGGCGACGCTTGTTTCCCTTCCGGCAGCTGGTTGGAGTGGAAGCGCGGCTCCATATACACAAAACGTAACGGTTTCCGGCATATCGGCAAATGAAAGTGCGCAGTTGATTCTTCCAATGCCCGCCGCAGCGAGTATGACTGCATATAACGCGGCGGGTATTCAATGCACAGGACAGGCGGCAAATACGCTGACATTCCAGTGTCAGACCAAGCCTTCGGCGGCAATCAGTGTTTATGTAACCGTACAGGAGGTAAGAGCGTGATCCATAATCCGATCATAGTGGGCGAATCGACCAAAGGGCTGATGAGGTTTACGGCGCGGGTGAGCTATACCGGATCGGCGCTGAATAAGAACACTCTGGATATTTCGGCAAGTGGGAGCGAACTGCTTCTTTTAACTGACAAGGACGGCCGCACACAAATTGTTAATCCGTTTTATGTGAATGATGTTCCATACGTTTTTGTGACAGCAGCAAGCGCCAGGTATAAGATAACATATTGCAATACATGGGTTCAAATAAGTACAGGCATGCTCAATTTTGCCCTAACCAAAATCCAACTTGGCACGCTGGAAACACTCTAACCAAAGATTATCAACAAACCGAAAAAGGAGGGGATAACTTGGCAATCAAAGTAAACGGCCTGCTGGTCGCCGGACTTGGCAAAAGCGCGTATGAGCAGGCGCAGGAGGGCGGCTATACCGGAACAGAGGAAGAGTTCATTTCCGCGTTGGCGAATATCGGCAGCAATCCAACAGCAGAGGGTTTGCCGGTGAATGACGTTCGCACCGGCACCGTGCGGGATGGCCAGAGTATCGCGGCGGGGGATGTGGTGAATGTCAGATCGCTGGGTAAGACGGTAGCTATCCAGTGGAACGGTGAGCCCACGCTGTTTCGTGCGGTGCAGGTGGGAAACCCTGACCCATCCATTTACGACGCGAGCTGCGACGGGATTTGGGTGATGGCGGTAGATAGCCTGTCGCGGATGGCGTTCGGTTCCGACAATGATTACAAGATATCAAACGTGCATACATGGTGCAATGGGGATTTTATCAACGGTTTCGAGACTGAACTACAAAAGAAAATAAAGACGGTAAAAATCCCGTATTGGGATGGGACTGGTACGGGAGGCAGTCTGAAGAACGGTGCGGAGGGCTTGAGTACAAAGGGGTTTCTTCCGTCGTTGGATGAATTTGGCCATCCATCCAACGAGGCACGCAGTATAGGAAGTGTACTATCAGCATTTCAAGAGGGAGATACGCCTAAAACCATATCCAATTATTTTATATGCCGAAATCCAAGCGCCTCAGATGATATTCATGTGGGATCAAGATTCACCGGCAATCAAACATCGAATGTTTCTTATAGTGCAACGCAAACGTTAGCAACTACCCCGTGTTTCATCCTCCCCCTTGACACCGACCTTTCCACCATCGGAACCGTGGTAGAGGATAACTATGATGTCTACCGCTATCTCGTGGCGCAGAAGAATGTGGAGAACCGATTAAACACGGTTGTCATGACCGGTTCTGACCTGTTCAAACTGAATGAAAGCTATAGTATTTTGATTGGCAATAGTTCAAGTAATCCTGCGGCATACCTGATAGACAACACAACAGGAAAGAGTGTTTATGGTGTAAGTGCCTATTCATCTGCGGTTTTATCTGTTTCAGGCGCGCGGCTGGATGATACGCATTTTGTGATGCAGGCGCTAACACAAACGACCTTGTTTGCTAAAATAGGCACAGTAAATGGAACATCGATTTCGTTTGGAGAACAAACCAATATAATCTCTGCGGTTACTGGAAGCGCGCCGGTTGTTGCATTGGAGGCGGATCGCATAATGTCGATTTTTACATCCAGCAGCAAGTTGGGCATCGGAATATCGCTGGTGAACGGAACTACAATCACACAAAAACAGACTTATTATCTTCCTGGTAATGTTAACGCTGGCCACATCTCCGCAACCCGCATCCCCGACGACGACAGCGGAAACAAGCGCGTGTGCATCTGCTTTTCCGATACCGGCGACGGCAACAAGGGCAAGGCGGTTATTGCGACGATTGACAGCGCGAATGCGGTGACGTTTGGGGAGGTGGTGACGTTCAATGAAGCATCAACAACTGATATTCATTGTACATACTCATTAGATGGATGGGTATATGTTTTATTTATCGATTCCGCAACACAAATGATTGCATTTAATCCTGAATTGCTTACAGAAAAAACGGATAAGAAACAGGTTGCAGGAAGCGCCCCGAATCGCGTAGAGATTTGCGCGGTTGGGCATTCTGTTGTTGGAATTTACAACGGATATGCAAAAACAACATATCGCACCGAAAATGTTTTAAATATTGGTGGGCAATTCTCTTGGAATGATTCGATGTCGGCACCATATCCATCTGCATCAATTACAGAAAACAATCGGTTTATCATTGCTTACGCTGATACAGGCAACTCCAGCTACGGCACCACCACCATCCTTGAAATCTCCGGTAATCAGATCGCAGGCTCGTTCCTGAACAACTCCAAAGACGCAATAGCCCTTGAATCCGGCGAAGGTGGCGACACCATCAAACTCGGCTTTGGTGGGTACTGTGCATGCGAGGACATGACCGCAGGACAGACGATCGATTCAGAGGGCGTAACGGCGTATAGCCCGTTGGATGGGTGGCTGGAAATCAAAGACCCGTGGGCAAAGGGGTATGTTACGGGAGAGTATACAGGCGACGGTACTTATGGCGCGGATAACCCTACAGTAATTGATGTGGGATTTCGGCCGGAATGTTTAATTATTGGAGCCGAATCTGCCAATAGTGCAACCGGAGCAGTTTTTGTCTTGCTTAATGGCGTGAATCTTTTGTATTCTTTGCCTAATGGTGGAGCAGTGAATGTGTCAGTTAATGAATCACAAATTTTGTTTTATGCTAATTCCGCATCAGGACAGATGAATGCCAGTGGTTCTGTTTACCGCTATATCGCATGGAGGTAACGTCAATGCTCATTATCAACACGGAAACCAGACAGATGCGCACCCTCCACCACGGACAAGCACCGGACGGGTGGATTCCGGTTCCTGTCAGCCTTGAACCCTGCGCGCGTGCCTACTGCCCGTACTGCGAACTGGCGATTGAGGGCGGCGCGCTGGTGGATATTACGCCGACCGCACGGCCTCCTGAACCGGAGCCGGAACCGACGCAGGCAGAACAGCTCCGCGCGGACGTGGACTTTATCGCGGCTATGACGGGGGTGGAGCTATGACAGTATTTGAAATGGCGCGGCATTATTACCCCAAGCTGTGGGACATTGGCCGGATAGACCAGCTTTACACGGCGGGGAAGCTCTCTGATGAAGAGTACAAACAGATTACGGGTAAGCAGTACGGGACAGGAAAAGGGGAGTTATAACATGGCTACTGAAACAACAAAGCTGCACACTGAAAACAACTACATCCGCAAGTTTACGGGGGTGGACAGGTTCCATAACGCGGGATACTTTGGGGAGCGCGTCACGGCGGCTACCGGAGAGAACTGGAGCATCAAAAACTATAATCCGGATGATCTGGTCCTTATCCCGTTTGGGGATGGATACGGCTGGGGTAATTTCTCGGGAGGGCATGGCAGCAAGACAGCGGCAACATTCTTTCAGGTTGCGCCCAAGGCACGGTTAGTCCAGCTTTCCAAAATCAGCAGGGCGAGGACAGGGAAGGACTGCTACTGCGGACTGGAGGATGATTGCCTGCCATATATCGAAGAATACGGCATTACCTCTGTATTCTGCTCGTTTGACATGATCTGCGACAAATACCTTGCCCAGAAATACCAGACGGTGATCGATGGGCTTGGGACATTTAACCTGTTTGTCGCGGCTGGCAATGATTCTTCCACGGATTATGTGGAGCTGGCGCGGTGCGATGCCGTGACGACCGTTGGAGCGTACTACATCCAGAATAACAAAGCCATTCCGGAGGACTTTTCCTCTACGACGGAATATCTCGATTTTTCCGCGCCGGACAGGCAGGTTGTGAAATTCGCAAAAGAAACCGGCGTGACTACATATGGCAAACAGACCGGAACGTCGTTCGCGGCTCCGTGGCTCTGCGGTATGGCGTGCCTGGTCAATGACTTTTTTATCGACAAAACAGGGAAGCCGCTGACCCACGAGGCAATGATGCGCTTTTTCAGGGACCATTGTGTGGATATTGGGGCGGAGGGCTTCGACAGCAAAACCGGACACGGTATGGTTATCCTGCCGGAGCCGTCAGAGATCAACGTCTGGAAGTACCAGACGAAAGAGGGGGGTGAGACGATGTACAAGGACGAAAATCAGATTTCCGAATGGGCAAAGGAAAATGTTAAGTATTGTAACGAGTACGGCATTATGGAAGGGGATGCAGACGGGAAGTTCCGGCCGCGGGATTTTCCTACACGCGAAGAGCTGGCCTGCTCGCAGGCGCGACTCCACAAGAGCATCCTGAATATTATCCGCGAGATGATGAAATGAGAGGGGGGACGGGGTATAGCGCCCCACTTGCCTATGGAAAACCAATGCACAAACAATCCGCACGAGTGCATCACGCTTGCCCGCGTGGAAGCGCTGGAAAAGCGGATGGACAGGGCGAGCGACACGCACAAGGAGTTCTTTGACCGTATCCGCGCATTGGAGCAGGACAGCGCGGTACAGGAGGAACGGTATAACACCATTATTGAGAAACTGGACAGCCTGACCGCTACCGTCGCGGAGGTTACAAGCAAGCCCGCAAGACGGTGGGAAAGCATTGTGGACAAGTCGGTATGGGCAGTGCTGGCGGCAGTAATCGCATTCCTGCTTGCAAGAATTGGACTTTGAAAGGAGCGTACTTATGGAAAGTTTGGGATTTACGGCGATTCCGGCAATCACGGTAATTTGCTATCTGATCGCACAGATCGTAAAGGCTACGGCGCTTGACAACAAGTGGCTGCCGATCATCTGCGGTATTTCTGGCGCGGTGCTGGGAATTGCAGCGATGCGGATTATGCCGGAGTATGGCGCAAACGACCCGCTGACGGCAATTGCAATCGGCATTGTGTCCGGCCTTGCGGCGACGGGTGTAAACCAGATTGTCAAACAGCTCGGACAGAAATAAAAAAAGCCGCCCGATGGCGGCAAATTGACACAGGGCGGCGTGCGATGGTATAATATGTCGGGCGCTGTCGTTCCCAGCGGCGGGCGGTTGGCCACTCTCCTGTAAAAGGGAGGTGGTGCTTATGGGCATAAAGCTCTTCCGAGTTTTGATATGTGCAATCTTATTGCTACATATTTTGACCATAAATGCAAAGTAACCGCCCTCACGACCAAATGAAGCGGTTACTTTAACTGTGTAATTGGGTCAGCCGTCTGCCGACAGCGCCTCTTTATGTTCATATTATACCACAAGCCCCGCCTGTGTCAAGGTGGGGCTTTTTGTTTTGAAATTGAGGTGAATCATTTGGGGAAAGCAAGCGGTATTTTGAGGGTTGCCGCCGCAGAGGTCGGCTATCTGGAGAAAGCGAGCAATGCGGGCCTTGACAGCAAGACCGCAAACGCAGGCTCGAATAACTGGACGAAATACGGCAAGTGGTACGGCCTGAACGGACCGGAAGCCTACTGGTGCCATATGTTTATAAGCTGGTGCGCGGCACAGTCCGGTAATGCCGGAATCATCCCGCGCACGGCAAGCTGCTACAACGGCAAGGACTGGTTCGCGGAGCGCGGGCGCTTCCACCTGCGGGCGGCTTACACGCCGAGAGCGGGCGATGTCGTATATTTCTCCACCCGCCAGTATCCGAACGGAGGCGGGCATGTAGGTATCGTGGAGAAGGTGGAAAACGGCTATGTCTACACCATCGAGGGGAATACCTCGGGCGCGTCCGGCGTGGTAGCGAACGGCGGCGGTGTGGCACGCAAATCCTACCCGCTGGGGTATCCCAGCATATACGGCTACGGCAATCCAAAATATGAACAGGAGGAACCAGATATGACCGAAGCACAGGTAAAGCAGATCATTGAAAAGACGAAAGAAGCGGAGCAGTACAACAGCGTGGAGGAGTGCCCAGCATGGGCACGGCCGACCATTGAAAAGCTCGTGCAGAAAGGCTATCTACAGGGCGACGAGGACGGAAACCTTGAGCTTTCCTTTGATCTAATGCGCAATCTGGTCATTAACGACCGAGCGCATTTATATGGCTGAATAGAGGTGCAACATGGCAGGACGTGCAAAGGTGCCGGAAGAACTGGAACGGCTGACGAAGAGCCAGCGGTTGACCGTGATAGACGAGGCCGCGCTGGGTTTCGAGAATACGGTCATAGCCCGCAGGACGCTGATAGACCACTACCCGCAGGCGGACATTGCCGCTGAAATCGGGTACGACAGGTCCGTTGTTTCGCGGCGCTCCAGGGATATCTTTGCACGCCTGATCGACGTTGCCCGAATACTGCATATGGCTTAGCCCCGTGGGAGAACCCACGGGGTTTGCTTTTGCACACAACCGCACACAAACGCAACACAAGCGCACACATCAAATCACGGTTTGTCCTACAATTAAAGCATGGAGAACGGAAAAACGCTCGGTTCACGTCGCCGAGCGCCGTTTTCCACAGAGAGGACGTGATTGGATTGATAACTTACGAAACGCGCCTTGAGTGGCTTGGATATGCGCCGGAGTGTGCAAGGCGTATTGTGGACGATTTTACCTCTACGGGGAAGCTCAAGGATTTAGCGGATTATATCAACTATAAAGAGAGCGAAAAACGCTCCATCAGTGAGCATGTGACGGAGGTGCTGGGGTAATGGCGTATCCTTATCAAACATATCTGCCCAATCAGGGGATGCAGCAGATGCCATATCAGCAGCCGATGATGCAGCAGCCCATGCCGCAGCAGCCTCCGGCCCCGATCGTCCGGCCGGTAGCTTCATTGGACGAGGCGCGCGCGGTACAGACGGATTTCGGCGGGGCGCTGACGATCATGCCGGATATTTCGCACGGCTACGTTTACACCAAGCAGCTTAATTTCCAGACGGGCAGCGCGGACTTTGCGGCCTACCAGCGCGTGCAGGATCAGGCACCGCCGCAGCCCGACTTTACGGAATATGTAAAGAAGGCCGACTTTGACGAGCTTGCAAGGCGGTTTAATGCCTTGTGCGACCAGTTAGGAGGGACGACAAATGAACATGGCTCAAATGCTCATGCAGGGGCTGACGGCAAATAACCCGATGGTCGCCCAGATCATGCAGATGAAAAACAGCGGCATGACACCGCAGCAGGCGCTACAGCAGATGGCGCAGAGCAATCCGCAGATGCGGCAGATCATGCAGGGCGGCAATCCCCAGCAGGCGGCAATGAACATGCTGAAAGAAGCGGGTCTGGACCCGCAACAGTTCATGCGGCAGGCAAACCAGCTTTTCAAATAAGGCAGAGATACTTCTGAAAATCTGTCTCTTTTTCGGTTTACTCGGTTCCTGATAAAAAACCGCTTCCCATTGAACATCAGGGGAGCGTACGGCCCCGATGTAAATACACGAAAAGGAGAAAATTTAATATGGATAACGATTTCGCAACCGGTTATGCACTCGGTTCGGACAGCGGTAACAATTCCGGCAACGGCATGTGGGGCGGTGATGGCTGGTGGGCCATTATCCTCTTTGCTATGATTTTCGGCTGGGGCCGCGGCGGCTTTGGCTTCGGCGGCTTCGGCGGCGGCGCGTCCACTGATCCTGGCCTGCAGGGCATTGCGACCCGCGCTGATGTAAACGAGGCGATTGCATTCAACGGCCTTGAGCGCGGCATTTCTGCAATCCAGCAGGGCATCTGCGATTCCACCTACGCGCTGAACAACGCGGTTACCGGCGGCTTCAACAGCACCAACGTTGCAATGCTGCAGGGCTTTAACGGTGTGGACAAGTCCCTGTGCCAGCTCGGCTACAACCTGCAGGACTGCTGCTGCCAGACCCAGAACGCGATCCAGGGCGTGCGCTATGACATGGCGACGCAGGCTTGCGACACCCGCAACACGATCCAGAACTCGACCCGTGACATCATCGACAACCAGAACGCGAACTATCGCGGCCTGATGGACTTCATGGTACAGTCCAAGATCGATTCGCTGCAGTCCGAGAATCAGGCGCTCAAGCTGGCGGCTTCGCAGGCCAACCAGAACAGCTACCTGACCGCAACGCTGGACGCGCAGACCAATGAGCTGATCCGCCGCATCAATCCGATGCCGGTACCGGCTTATCAGGTCCCTGCGCCGTATCCGTTCTGCGGCTCCGGCTATAGCTGCGGCTGCTGATCTCCGGCATTCGCCGTGATAACTTCGGGCGGCGGGCAATAGTCTGCCGCCCTTGATTTTTGGAGGTAGAATTATGTCTTGCAAACCTGTATGTAAGCTGTGCCCTAATCTGGTGATCTCGCAGGCGGTGACGTTCACAGGCGGCAATCTGGAGATCAACCTTCCGGCCGGCAGCTATAACAACGGCGAGAAATACTGCATCGTAGTGGCGCAGGCAATCCCCGACACGGCCACGATCAATGCGCCGGTGTATATGACCATCGGCACGGGTACGACGCTGTATCCGCTGACTAAGCGCAACTGTGCGCAGGTGACGGCCTGCGGCATCCGCACCCGCACGCGGTATTCGGCCTGTGTTTCCACGTCTGCGACCGGCGGCTCGTTCCGGATGCTGGGCAATCCCTGCTGCGCCCCCAGCAACAACCTTGCCAGTATTGACGGCGGCGCGGCTCCCGTGCCCGCGACCAGAGGGGCGGTGAGCAAATGACGCGCACCGCAAAGATGATGATGCTTTCCGGCCGTGGCCGCCGTAGGATCGGCGTAGAATACGAGGATTACCCGCGCGATTACGTGGAGGATAAATTCCGCGACCGTCGCGGCCGCGAACATTACGACGACGGGCGTTTCGCCCCGCGCTCCGAAATGATGGAGCCGTATGACCGTGGATACCGCCGGTACTCTGACGGACGGTTTGCGCCGAGAAGTGAGTACGATATGCAGGATCGGTATGGCGTACAGGATCGCTATATCCCGCCGGTTTACCATTACCCTATGTATGAGGAGGACGATTATATGCAGCCGATTGGGTTTCGTGATGATCGGATGGATATGCATGGCGGCTCTTATGTAGGCGATGAACTGCACGGCGGGAACGGACGCATGATGGGTCATGCACAAATGATGCGCGGCGTTGGGAAGATGGACCGACAGACCGCAGAGGATTGGACGCGGCGCATGAAGAATGAGGACGGGACAACCGGCGCTCATTGGACGATGGAGCAGGCAGAACAGGTCATGCGTCAGCATGGCATCCAATGCGAGCCTGCTGAGTTCTATGCCGCGCTTAACATGCTCTACTCGGATTTCTGCGAGGTATTCAAGAAGCATGGCGTAAACAAGATCGACTTCTATGCCGATATGGCAAAGGCATGGCTTGATGATAAGGATGCGGTAAGCGACAAGCTCTCTGCATATTACGAGTACGTTGTGAAGCATTGAATAGAGGGGGCGGGAAACCGCCCCTTTAGCAAGCCTGTAGAAAGCAATTCAGATACTTGCCCTTGGTGTTTATTTGGTGTTTATCTGTAGAAAAACACATGTTTCGAAAAGAACAAAAATGCCAAAAAACACTTAATAAACACAATATGTTGTGTTTTGTGGTGGAAAATAACGCAAATAATTCGGATTAAATCACACTCCGACTCCAAAGGCCGTGCGTTCGAATCGCATCGGGCGTACCACGAAAAGCCGCTTGTTTGATAAAACAGGCGGCTTTTTGCAACTATTTAAGGAGAAAATGAAAATGGAATTTGTGGCTTGGTGTTTGTTTGGTGTTTATGAATCTAAAATAGGGCGCTCCCATTACAGGGAACGCCCTTTCTTTATGCTCGCTTTCCGAGCGGATGCAATATATCTTGTAGTGTTTCGGCTGCTGCTTCATCGGCCGATTTGATGGCGTGCGCATAAATTTTGCTGGTGGTTGTGGTATTGGCGTGACCGAGTCGCTTTGCAACTGTCTGCAAGTTTGTACCTGCTGCAATCAGCAGGGTTGCATTAGTATGGCGTAAGGAATGAATATGAATGGGCGGCAATTCGTTCTTGTTTACAAACTTGTGAAACCATGAAGAAATAACATCTGGACGAATAGGCGCGCCGTTCCATGAAGTAAAAAGTCGGTCGGTATCCTGCCACTGATCGCCCAGCCGCAAGCGTTCGCGTGATTGCTCGGCGCGCCAACTACGCAGCATGGTTATTACGTCAGCGGAAACTTTCATACAGCGTTCGGATGTTTCGTTTTTTGTTTCATCCTCAAACACACCTTTGCCTGCCAAATAGAGAGAAGAACGGCGAATGAAGATCAACGCCCGTTCGAAATCAATATCTTTCCATTCCAGTCCGCACAATTCACCGCGCCGCATTCCGGTATAGAGCAGCAGTTTGACAATGACCTGATATTGTGTGCTTTCTTGGTTGAGTGCAGTAAGCAGGCGTGCAGTTTGTTCTTCATCCAGATAGGCGGCCTCCTGCCGTTTGTTTTTAGGAAGTGCAACACGCCCGCAGGGATTAGAAAAAATAACCTGCCATTTCACCGCAGCGCTCAGCATGGAGGAAATGAGCCGGTGGTGATGTAGCACTGTGCTGACAGAGAGCCTATTTTTACCGGCTGCGGGTGAAAACACTTTTTCAAGCGGAAGTTGCAGCGCAGCAAGTATTTTGTTTGCACTGGTTGCACTGATATTGTCGCCGCGTGTTACACTGTCCAGAACATAAACGGAGACACCGGCCTGCTTGGCAAAATCGCGCTTGGCAATGTTCCGTTTTTTGAGCAAGGATTTAAAGTCAATCGTGCTGTGGTAGCGCGCATCTTCTCGCACGCCTGCCTCGCTTAGATTGTCGTAAAACTCCATCAGATGATGAGGTTGCAGTTTGTCGAGCCGTATATGTCCTATGGCGGCATTGATACGAGGCATGAGTAACCGATAACGTGCGACCGTGGTAGGTCTAAGCTGCTTCTCCGCATAGTCCTTGAACCACTTTTCGGCGAAGTCAGCAAACTTGATAGAACCGTCCAGCACTTGACCGGTGCGGCATTTTTCCTCGAACAAAGTTGCCTGCCGGTTAAGCTCTTTGTCGGTCTGGCGCTTGGTCATACCCTCGGGCGGTGTCCATGTCATAGTACGGCGAATCTGCTTGCCGTTTAGATCATAGCCACAAGAAACAGATATCTTATAGCTTTCCCCGCGTTTTTGAATCGTTGCCATTGTATTTTCCTCCTATCTTAGGTATAATAAGAGGGTAGAGCATCGGTCAAATGTTTCTACCCTCATATCCCGCCCCTGTGTTAGCAGCGCAGGGGCGGGATTTTTTATTCGCCTGCATTGATTTTTAGAGGGTTTTAGTGTAATATAAATTCGAATAGATAGAGAAATGAGGTAGTATCATGGGATATAAAAAGACGGATGGATTAATGCGCCATCTGCGCAGTAATGGTATTACCATTTCTGGTAGCACACAAAAACGTCAGCTCATGAATTGTGGTTATTATCATGGATATAAGGGGTATCGTTTTTTTCGACAGTCCAGCCGCCGACTTCCATTTGTTTCATTTGATGAAGTTTATGCAACAATTCAGTACGATACTAAACTAAAAGCATTGCTTTACCCCAAAATTATGTTTATTGAAACTGCATTAAAAAGCATAGCAATTACATGTATACTTGAAGAAGCAAATTCCGAGAACATACAAACAATGTATGATCGAGTGGTAAGCAGTTATAAAAATGCTCCGGCTGGAAGCAATAGCGAGACTAAAAAGAAATTGCAGATAAATAAATTAAATTTGCAGTCCATGATTCAGACTTCTTTATCCAGAGCATATAAAAACGGAAATCCTAAAATTACACATTTTTATAACAATATGAGTTATAGTGGCGTTCCGATATGGGCTATTTTTGAAATACTCACAATGGGCGACTTTGGCTATTTGCTTTCATGCTTGACATACAAAACGCGTGACACAATTTCTAAGAGAATTGGCATTAATTTATCGGCCGATACAAACAGGGAATTGATTTACAAATATGTTTATGCCTTAAAAGATTTGAGGAATGCAGTAGCGCATAATGATGTAGTGTTTGACACTCGATTTAGAAAAATTGATCCGTCAATTCCAATGATAAAGTGTTTACAACGAGAAATAGGGCTACCATATGTAAACTTTAAGAGTATAGGTGATTACATTATTTTAGTCAGCTATTTTTTGCATTTGCTTAAAACGCCAAAAACAGAAATCAAAGCGTTTATTAGAGAATTTGAGAAAATCACAGATGAGTATAAAGCAGCGGTCAATTCTAAGGTGGCATCAATCGTGGTGCATCCTGATTTGTCAAGTAGAATCAAATTATTGAAAAATTTTATATAGGTCTTGCATATTTTGTTTAAATCCATTATACTATATATATCAATAGGGGTGTGTGTTTGCGGACACACGCTTGAAAGAGTCGGAGAAATTCGGCTCTTTTTTTATTTGTGCGGGTCCCTATGTATTATAATATTTTGAGGGGTTTCCCGCAAACCCTTTGCCCGTTCACTGGTTGCAGCCGGTGGGCGGGATTTTTATTAGGAATCATTGCTTCCTTTCAAAACCGGTGCGCGGATTTAGGTTATAAATCAAAATGAATTTTACGTAAAGTGATATAAAACGCCATTAATTAAAAAAACACCGTGTTAATTGATGTGTAAAATACGAAAATCTTGCGCGCGTTGATTTGTCAAATGTGCCTCTCCGGCTTTTCCCAAAGTCCGGTTTTCCAGTTTCGCCCGACCTCATGCGCCACCCAATCGGCAGCGCCGCATTTTCCGCAAGGCTTGGAGTAGTCGTATTTGAATGAGCAGGTAGCTTTATCGTATCCGAGAGTATGGCAGGGTGCTCCGCATTTGGAGCATATTACGATCATGCGTGGTTCGGTCATGAATTATATACCGTTATTACTTTAACGGGAATCCGGCCTTGTCCGTGAACGAACCGATTAAGATTATAATAAGATCGACCAAAGCTCCAAATCCAAATAAGCCAAGGGTTAATAAGTATAGAACGCCAGTTCCGATTTTTCCAACATAGAAGCGATGAGCGCCAATGCACCCAAGAAACAGGCAGAGAAAAAATGCGACCCATTTATTTTTATATGTATAACCGAAATCATTAGTGTTTGTATTGGTGTTATTAACATAAATGTTTGGATTGTAATTGGACTGTGAATTATTTTGTGTTGGAGCGCCGCAGGATGGGCAGAATTTTGCGCCATCTTCCATTTGAGATCCACATTTTTGACAATACATAAATTTATCCCCCTTTTTAACTATTCTAACCCAATTTGGGCTTTAGCTACCACTTTTCCTCCCTGGAAAGTAATATTGCAGTTTGCTCCAAGTGAACCGTTTCCATCCCAAGAATATATTTCAGTATGATATTGTTCATCTCCAATTGTGACAGATGATAAGTTTTCTCCATCAGACCCAAATATATCTATAACTTCTGAATATGTCATTCCGTTTTGAATTGAATTATATTCAGATAAAGTAACCAATCCATCATCTTTAATGTTCGACGAAAATGGGGAAAACGAAGTCCATAATAACCATATAATCATTATAAAAAGGAAAATAGATATGCACAGCGCAACAATTCTAAATAGTGGCGGTAAAGACTTCTTTGATATAGGAAGTCCTGCCTCGATTTGCTTTTGCATTCTTCCCGCGTCAAGAATGCTATATGGTTTGGGCGGCACGGATGAAAACATATAATTTACAATATTATTGATTTCTTCTGGAGAATAACTAGTGAGATTTCTAAAAAAATTCTTTACAGCCGTTTTGTTCCTGTAAACCCCTCGCACGACCGCAAGATCAATTTCATCCCCATCATTATCATAATAGATGTGACGTGCCGAACCGGAAGATGCGTATTTTGATGCGGGATGGCCGCAATTCGGACAATTAGCCCCGTCAAATTGGGTGCCACAATTGATGCAAAACATATATATCCCCCATTCCTTTATTTAGCAATCCATTCTGGCTTTAGTACGCCGATTACTTTGCCGATGCATTTTGTATCTTCTTCAATTGCAATATCATCGTATTCATCATTTAAGCTTTCGAGATAATCACCGCGAAATACTTTGACAAACCGCTCGCCCTGGTGAATGAATATTCCAATCTCTCCGATTTCGACTGCGGGCTGGGAACGAACAAGTAGCATATCACCGTCATGCATATCCGGCTCCATAGAATCTCCGTGAACACGTAAGGCATAGTCGGCTTTAGATGTCCAGACGTTTCGCAGAACGGGAACACGCTCGACGGATTCATCATCTGCAAATTCACCGGTACCCGCAGATGCAGGCTGAATAGGCGAAGGCAGATAGATGATATTATAATCTGAAAGCAGATCGTTCATTTCCTTTTGAGACAAACATCTACTGTGTTCGCAATTTAATACAGCCTTTACCGTGTCCTGGCCGAATATGTCAAGGGCGCGGTATTTGTTTATTAGGGATTGTTCATCAACGGTATAAAAATTTAATACCGTAGATTCTTTTTGAGGTTTTTTATATTGGCTGGAGTGGGGATCATCTGTATATCCCATTAAATAGTCTATCGAGACATTATATTTTTGAGCCACCGAAATCCAGAAAGTTGATTTAGGTTCCCTTTCGCCAATTTCGTAGTTATTGTAAGTGGATTTGGCGATACCAATGCTTTTCCCAAATTCTTCTTGGGTCATTTGCAATGATTCGCGTAAAGCTTTTAGGTTTTTATACACGAACTCCACCTCCTTATGTGTATGAACCTATCATAAATCACAAATTACATATTGTCAATAAAAAATTCCTCAAAATGTGGACTAAACTATTGACAATCCCCATATTGTGGTTTATCATATAGTCAGTCCACAAAATGGGGAATGGAGGTGATACGATGACGCAGAGAAATAATATTGAAGCGGAACGTGGAAGACTCGGAATGACTAAGAGTTCTATGTGTGCAGAACTCGGAATAACGCTAAAAACCTATAACCGGTACATCAATGGCGGTGCAATTCCGTCGAGCGCACTTGAAAAATTGCGCGATATGACCGGCTGTTCTGTGGATTACCTACTCGGGATGAGCGATAGTCCCGCATCGTAAAGATGTGCGGGAAGCTACTGTTAATCAAGACCAGCATAGCACAACATAAGTCCAATAAACAGGACAAATCCAAAGCGTAAAGGTAAAGGAGATGAAGCCAATGGACGTGCTAAAGGAATGGAGCTCCATTAGTGACGAATACATAGCAAAAACATTTGAAAGTCTCCACAAGGACGAGCGAAAAAGAATTGGGGCTATACTCAGAATCCTTGAGATTGGAGACATGAGTATAGCCCACGCGGTGGCTCTACTTCATATTTGTGAGGATGTGATGCTCAAGTGTTCTCCAGTCAATATGAAGGATTAACCAGGGCGCTTAAATACTTTTGCCTTTGCGGGCTCTACTGGATGCGACAAGACTTCCTGATAACTCTCCCAAAATTTGTCAAAGATTTCTTTGTCGTCTCCTGTCACGCCACATAACCGAGCCATTGCAACGATAGCTGCATACTGATTTTGGATTTCCACATGCTCACCTCCTTTCCGTGTTGATTTTATCACATTGGAGTGGAGAGTGGTAGCTAAATAAAAATGCCCCGCCGAGTGTCGGAAGCACCCAGCGAGGCGGCAAACCTAATTGGATAGGCAATCAGGCTTGCAGGAAGATTGTACCACATCCTCCTACAAGCCGCAATAGGAGGAATACAAATTGAATAAAAAAGATATGACAGTACACGAACTGGAAATCAAAGCGGCAAGCGTGAAATTTGAGTTGGACAAGCTCAACCGCGCGGCCTACGGCATGACCTTTGACGAGGTTATAAAGACGCTGGGGCGCAATTCGGAAACGGACAAATCTACAGCGTAAGGAGGCGAACGAAATGGAAATATCAATCAAAGGCGACCCAAAAGAAATCGCCGCCCTTGTATTAGCGGTACAAGAGCGGCAAGATGCGGTTTCACTTATAAAGTCGTTCGTAGAAAGAGGCTGTGGACAGTGTTGGAGATGCAGGGAAGTCGGTATTGATAATTCCTGCGCGAGCGGCTTCGGGATTTCTGATCACTATGGCGGGGCCGGTTAAATGAACTCGTGGATCGATTGGGCATTCCGCGCCGGATGTGCGCTCGTGAAATATTTCAACATACCTTTCGACATCAGCAGATAAGGATTCTGAATGCTCTGCTATCCGATTAATATCTATTGGAGCATTATGGAATGTCCATGTGAAATTATGAATCAGGAACCTGGCATTAGAAACAGCAGAACGTTTTTCTGCTCCCAAAAACGGAAGCATTGCAATAGATTCTACGGCTCCCATGTTCACTACTGACGTTGGAACAGGACATGACCTGATATAGTTGTACATAGTAAAACCTGAATTTAGATCCCCGCCTTCGCTGGAGAGAAGTATCTCAATAGAATCTGCATTTTGACGAATTGCATTTAGCATCATATTCCTAAACGCCTCAGCGCTTGGGATATTAATAGGGCCAGTGAAATGAATTTGCACAATATTTTGCATAGTCTCACCTCCTTCCCACACCAGTATATCACAGCAGGGGAGGCAAGAAAACACAGCAGGAGGAAAAACAAACCATGAATTTACAGAAAATCTCAAACAGCGCATTCCGCATTATTGACCTGTGCCATCAGATCGCATCAGGCGAATACAGCGAGAAAGGCGAGGCGCGCAGGGAGCGCGAGATCGTGCGGCTGATCGAGCAGATGCAGATTGAAGCGGAAGCGGACGAGCTGGCGCAGGACTATCTGGATGAAAAGGAAAAGCAGGAGAACGGAGGCGAATGAAATGACGATTGACGAAAAAGTAGAGGCATTCCGAATGCGCCTTGAAGGAAACACAATACAGGAAATTGCAAATCGTTTTGGTGTATCAAAGCAATACATTTCCAAGGAATTGAGAACTGAGAGAACAAAGAGTAACGAAAAGATTGTAAATGCATGCATTTATCCAAATATAAGAAAATTCCTTGTTCAAGAACAATTAACATGTCTTGACTTTTCTGGCGAATTTGGGCTTTCATATGCAACACTTTACAACACATTAACAGGGAAAGCAGAACCTCGAAAGAAAACCATAGACCGAATACTTGAATGTACCGGTCTGACGTATGAAGAGGCGTTTTCCAAAGATTAAAAATGCCCCGCCGGATGCTGGAACATCCGACAGGGCGTGACACCACGTATCGTGACTACGCGGTATCGAGGACATTATACCATATCCTCCTACCGCTGGCAAGGAATGGAGGAATTTTAATGCCTAACAAAGAAACCATGACGGTTCAGGAACTAATACAAACATCGAGAAACAATACATCGCTGATCAAACAAGTGATTGCAGCGCACCTTGGAATACAGGAGGACGATGTAGACCTTACAAAGCTGAAAGGAGGGACAAGTAATGGAAGATATCAGGATTCCAAGAATTAGAAACGCAAAACAGGCGGCAGAAGAATTAAAAAAACTCGATCCTGATACAAGGATACATGAAACGCATATTAGAAAGCTTATGAAATCTGGAAAGATACCTGTTATCACATCAGGTCAACGACAATTCATTAATTTAGATTATTTGATAGACCTTTTGAACAGTAATCCCTATCTAACATTAGATAGAGAAAACGTATCAGGTATTCGGAAAATAAAAGGATGATGGATATGCATAAAGCATTTGGATACATGTGCCTTGCCAGTGCATTCATAGCGGCGTGCGGTCAAGACAGTTTCCCATTGGGTCTACTCGGCGCGCTATGCGTTTGCAGCGTTATTTGCGGGCTGGCAGGCTGGTACCTGATGGAGAAGCACGCCCAACAGGAGGCGCAGCACGAGATAAACGAAAGGAGAAAGGGCGCGTGAATTTCGAGAAAATGCGTGAGCTGAGACGCAAAACAAAGGAAAATGCAGAGACGTTCCACTCGATCGCGGACAACCAGAAGCCGGACCCGAAATACTTACAGCCGCTTGCGCGAAAGATTACGGTGATGGAAAGTGTACGGTAGGAAATACAAGATTATCTATCCCGCGCTTGAAGCGTGGATGCGGGCGAACCGTTCAAGAAAAAGTAAAAGCCGCTCCCCAGCGCCAACTGGGAAAGCGGCCAAGAGCAATAATACACTTATAGAATAACACGAGGAACGAAAATGTCAAGAGATACATTAACCGGCTGCCTGGAAAGGCGGCTGGAACCGGAGGAGATTCATCAACCCATTGTAGACCGATGCTGCATCTGCAAAGAAGATATTTTTGCCGGAGAAATATATTTTGATTTTGATGGGGAAATGGTACACGAGGATTGCGTTCATGAGTACATCAGGAGGTATCGAATAAATGGATAAAACCAACATGAATGAAATTGTTTTGACAGTACACAAGCCGAAGGAGTGCGCTTGCGATGTAATCAGAATATCACCCGAAGCAGCGCGGGTTTTGAACGAGCTGATGGCACAAACGGGGCTCCCAGTAAAGCATATCGCATCCTCCATAATCGTACAGGGTTCTGCGTTTGTGAGGGTGGTGGAGGAATGAGCAATCCTGAGCATGTGAGCCATTACACGACAGGACATGGTCAGATCGAAGTCAATTTCCCGAACGATGACGCTGTTTGCCGGTGGTGCCCGTACTGCTTTTCAGAATATGGATTAGACAGGGCGCGGTGCCGGATCACTAATGAGGTTTTGCGATTCCCGCACAGCGAAAGAGGGCTTGACTGCCCGCTGGATGTAAAGGAGGATGAATAAACCGTGGGTATTCCTGTTTTGATTTTAGGCGAATCCGGCAGCGGAAAGAGTGCAAGCCTGCGTAATTTTAAGCCGGACGAATATTTATTGCTGAATGTGGCGGGAAAGCCGTTGCCGTTTCGCGGCAAGCCCAAATATGTACTGAACAATCCGAACTATTTGACAATGAGCAAAGCCATTTCAAACGCACCGACAAAAGCGGTAGTCATTGATGATAGTCAATACATGATGGCATTCGATTTTTTCGACCATGCAAAAGAAACTGGGTACCAAAAATTTACCGAACTGGCTTTGAATTTCAAGAACATAATTGACACAGTGCGCAAAGATTCACCGCCGGATGAGATTGTATACTTCCTGCATCATATTGAGACAACGAATGAGGGTAAGATTAAAGCCAAGACCATCGGCAAGATGCTGGATGAGAAGCTGACGATCGAAGGACTGTTTTCTGTGGTGCTGATGTGCCGGACGGACGGTAAGCGGCATTATTTCGAAACGCAGTCAGACGGCAATACGACTACGAAATCACCTATGGGTATGTTCGAACTTGAGATTGACAACGACCTGAAATTCGTAGACCGGACGATCCGTGAGTATTGGGAACTGGATAAAATTACTGAGACAAAGGAGACAGAGAAATGAAAGCATTCAATGGTTACAAAGCACGGAAGCAGGGCGGCGAGCGAGAAAAGCTTCCGGCAGGCGGTTATGTGGCGAAGATCATGAGCGCGGAAGAGGTTTCCTATTCATGGGGGAGCATTCTGCTGATCTCGTTCGATATCGCTGAGGGAGAATACAAGGATTTCTTCCGCAAGGACTATCAGGAAAATACCAATGAGGACAAGAAATGGCGCGGTACATACCGTCTGCGCATCCCCAAGGACGACGGCAGCGAGAAGGACGGCTGGACGAAAAACACATTTGGCGGCGCTATGTGGGCTGTTGAGGAATCCAACCAGGGATACGCCTGGAACTGGGATGAAAAGAGCTTGAAAGGCAAGATGGTCGGCGTTCTGTTCCGTAATAAGGAATGGGAAATGAATGGTAATACCGGCTGGACGACCGAATGCTGCAAATTGGAATCTGTCGAGGATATTCGCAATGGCAAATTCCGGATGCCGAAAGATAAGCCGCTCGATAACAAGGCCGAATCCAGCAACGCCTCTGATTTTGTGCCGAACATTGAGATGGACGATAATGAAAAGCTTCCGTGGGAAAATGAGGGCGCGCTGTAATGACGATCCCTGAGATTGACGGCGCTTTGCAGACGCTTACTATTCTGGTGGACACGCGTGAACAGGATACGCCGCTATTCCGCAAGCGGATGCGGCGGGTTGGATTTCCAACAAAGCGGAAAAAGCTCAATTTTGGTGATTACAGTTGTTCGGTTATTGCGGACGGTGCGGAAGTAGACCTCTCCGCATCGTTCGCAATCGAGCGGAAAATGTCGCTGGATGAACTGGCGCAATGCTATACCAGAGGACGCGGGCGATTTGAGCGGGAATTTGAGCGCGCGCGGGACGCCGGGGCAAAGATTTACCTGCTGGTTGAGGGCGCGACATGGGAGGGGGCATACAACGGGCTGTACCGGACGCGGATGCACCCGCACTCCCTGATCGCGTCCATGACAGCATGGTTGGCGCGGTATAACTGCCAGATGCTGATGTGTAAGGCAGAAACCACACCGATCCTCATTCACGACTTATGCTACAGGGAAGCAAAAGAACATCTGGAGCGAATGTGCAATGAACCCGATATATGACAGGATCAAACAGGCTGTGCCATTGGAGCAGGCCATGCAGTTCTATGGTGTCGATCCAGGCAGAAATGGCAACACGCATTGCCCGTTTCATGGGGAGGACAAGCATCCGAGCATGAACGTGCGCAATAATTTTTATTTCTGCCATACCTGCGGCGCGCATGGAGATGTGATCGGTCTGGTATCACAGCTTTTCGGGCTGCGGCCATCGGCGGCGGCGCTTAAATTGGATAATGATTTCGGGCTGCATATTGTCGGGGAGAAACCGGACCGGATAGAGCAGCAGCGTATCCGGCGCCAGCTTGCCGAGCGCGAACGCGAGCTTGCCGCATTCCGCGATCAGCACAGGAAGAAAACCCTGCTGTATCGGATACTGCGCAAGGCCTACAACAACTGCAAGCCGGAAAAACCGGAGAGCCGGTATGATGATTTGTATGTCATGGCCTGCAAGCATTTGCCGGAGCTGGAGCAGTGGTTTTTTGAAAATCCATACAGATAGGGGTGAGACTTATCACAAAGCAGGAGATTCAGAAGCTGCAGAAAATGGCGCTTGCCGAACGGGCTGTTGAAAACGGGATACTGCCCAGGCTGTTTACAAAAGAGGATTTCATGTTTGGCACAGACCCGTATGCCTATCTGGACAGCTTGAAAAACCCGTTTGACAAGCAGCGCGCCTTAACCGCCATGTGTGATATGGCAAGCGCCGTGGGCTACAACTCCTTCAAGCGGACCTATGAAGATTATCGCAAGGCACAGCGGGGGATAGATGTGCAGCAGGTGGAGAATAACACCGTTGCGCTTGCGCAATACGGCCTGCAAGATGCGCCGGAGTATTCCCTTGGCGTGTGGTGCTGCGACGAACTTGGTGTGTACCGAGTGGGAGAAAGCGGGCAGGATATCGTGGCTTGTCCCCATATCATATTCCCGCTCAGGCGGCTTGTGAACGCTTATACAGGAGTGGAGAAGATAGAGGTTGCCTATAAGCGGGGAGTGCGCTGGCGGTCAGCTACAAAGCCCAAAAGCATACTGGCAAGCACCAATAAAATCATTGAATTAGCCGATGAGGGTGTGGGCGTTAATTCTGATAACGCAAAAGAGCTGGTCAAGTATTTAGCGGACGTAGAATCGCTTAACTATGACGTTATGCCGGAAATACAGGCGTTTGACCGGCTGGGCTGGATGGACAGTTATCAGTCCTTTAGCCCGTACCTGAAAGGCGCGGTATTTGATGAAGCGGACGCGTTCCGAGGCGTGTACAATGCCGTGGTCAAGCATCACGGCTCCTGTGAGGAATGGATGAAAAATGCGCTTGCGATCAGGCGAACCAGTCCCGTACAAACCAGGATGGCGTTGGCGGCGAGCCTTGCAAGCGCGATTGTGAAGCCGTGCGGGGCAAACCCGTTTTTCCTGCATCTTTGGGGAGGGACGGAGGCAGGCAAGACCGTTGCCTTGATGTTTGCCGCGAGCGTATGGGCTGATCCGGAATGCGGGCAGTACTGGAAAACGTTTGATTCAACCGCCGTGGGACAGGAGAAGATGGCCGGTTTCCTCGGGAACCTCCCACTAATTATAGATGAATTGATGCTGGTCAAGGACAAGAAATCATTTGATGATATTGTTTACCGCTTATCGGAAGGGCAAGGGAAAACGCGCGGCAACAAAGAGGGAGGCGTGCAGCGTCAGGAAACATGGCGGCTGTCCATTATCACAACGGGCGAGCAGCCGCTTTCCAGCGCGGCTTCCGGCGGCGGCGCGGTAAACCGTGTAATCGATTGTGAATGCACGTCCAAGCTGTTCAGCGACCCGCATTGGGCGGCGAACAGCTTCCGCGAGAATTACGGCTGGTTCGGTGAACGCTGGGTGAACTGGATCATGTCAGATGACAATTTAGAGCTTGTCAAGGCAACCTACAGAGGATTTTACCGGACAATCACTGACAAAAAGATCACGACCGAAAAACAAGCGAGTGCTGCGGCGCTTATCCTGACAGCGGACAGTCTCTCAACGGAAGCGTTTTTCGATGATGGGCAGGCGCTTACATTAGAGGATGTGGAACCGTTCCTGACTTCGATCAGGGAGGTGGATCAGAATGAACGCGCCTATGAGTACATACTCGAAATGGTGGCGATGAATGATTTCCATTTCAGTGCGGCCAGCGACGCTTATGTAGAGCAATGGGGATGGAAAGAAGCGCTAACGAATGTGGTGTGCATCAACCGGACGATTTTCGGCAGGCTTATGGCCGACGGGGGATACGACGCACGTGGTTTCCTTTCATGGGGCATGCGGAACGGTATTGTGCACGGCAGCATAAACCATCAGACAGGCAAGGCGATACCGACCAGGATTATCAAACGACGCGGCACAGTCATGCGCTATGTTGAGCTTGGGTGTGATCGCGGACGGTCTGATATTTTATCAGAAGAAGCTGCGGAATGGGAGGATGTTGTGCAAGATGAACAAATTACATAGCGTTTTCAATGCTGGTTTTCGGCGAGGGGTAACACGGTAACACAGGTAACACAAAAAAATGCATGCCTTATATATAAAATAAGTTTTCACGCATTTTTTCTGATTTCCCAAAAACGCGTAAAAACTTCTCGCGCGTATAGGGATAAAATTTTGTGTTACTGTGTTACCTGAAAAATAATGATTGAAAATAGTTTTAATAAATTATTGTTTTTATAATTGGCAGGCATTATGACGCTTGAAAAGTTATTAAAAACGGGTAACACAAATTTTGAATTTTATGTTACCCTGTGTTACCCGATGGAGGGAAAATACATGATAGATTTCGAAACCATGAACCAGATGGTTTACAACAGGGAGGAACGGCCGGAGGATTTAAGCCTGCCTGAACAGGTAGCATGGGACGGGCTTGAATATGTATATGGCCTGCTCAGTACAGGGGTTAGAAAACGTGAAGAGTGCGCTGCGATAAAGGGGCAGATTGGGCGAGAGTATACGCGGTATATAAAGCAGTTTGAAAAAATTGATCACGATATGGCAGAAGCGCTTGCTATTTGGAAGGCAGCGAAACGGTCAGATGATCCGGCGGTTAAGGCATTGTTGGAGAGCGTGCGATGATAACTGTAAAACGCCCGCGGATCGAAGTGGAGATATATGAGGATTGGTCTAATTGATGTGGATGGGCATAACTGGCCGAATATCGCGCTGATGAAAATATCCGCATATCACAAATCTATTGGTGATCATGTAGAATGGTGGGACGGCTTTTCACAGTATGACCGTGTATACATGTCCCGCGTCTTTGATGATACCTATTCAGAGGACGAACCGGAGCCTTGTAATGCTGCGGAGATTATTAAAGGCGGCACGGGATACGGTCTGGATAACCGTCTGCCTGACGAAATCGAACATATCATGCCGGACTACGGCCTGTATCACTGGATGCCGCAGGATACTGCCTATGGGTTTCTGACGCGCGGATGTCCACGAGGCTGTCACTTCTGTATCGTATCAGAAAAAGAGGGGCGGGGCTCGAGAAAGGTTGCAAATTTAAGCGAGTTTTGGAGCGGGCAGAAAAAAATTAAACTGCTCGACCCAAATTTACTCGCATGCACCGATCACATGGAACTGCTGGAACAGCTTGTGCAGAGCGGCGCATGGGTGGACTTTACACAAGGCTTAGATGCACGGCTTTTGACTGAGCAAAACATACAGGAGTTAAACCGCGTCAAACTGACAGAAATACACTTTGCGTGGGATTACATGCAAGAAAGCGATGCTGTACTGCGCGGCTTGCGCCTGTATGCAAAACTGGCAAATCGGCGTCCGCACGGAAAATTTGGGGCGGTTTATTGCTTAACAAACTATGATACCACGATGCAAGAAAACCTGTACCGCATATATACCTTGCGGGATATGGGATATGACCCCTATGTGATGATATACGATAAGCCGAATGCGCCGCATGAAGTACGGCTTTTGCAGCGCTGGTGCAATAACCGGAAGATATTTCGGACGCAGCCGGATTTCGAGAGGTATGATCCGAAAAGAGGATAGAGGTCACATAAACTTGAGGAGGAACAGGAATGACGCGGGAAGAAGCGGTTAAATTTGCAGAACACGCAGTAAACATGACCGATATACCAGAGGTCAAAGAATTTTACAGGATGGCCGCTGGCGCCCTCACCCCGCCCACGCAAGAGCAGGTGGAGAAGGTGTGGAGAGGGGAGTGGGAAGATATGAGAGAGGCTTACAACGATGTGCCAAAGCGGAGATGTTCGCGTTGTAAAAGAGTGTTTATTGGGCCTGATACACCGTTCTGCGAGGCTTGCGGCGCACCCATGACGGACGAGGCCGTGAAGATGGTGATGGAGAGATGGGAGGAAATGAAGAATGGATGATAAGTACCCGTTGCTGTTAGGCGTGGTTTTAATCATGATAGGTTTAATTCGCATTGCTGCCAATATTGCAGGCTAAGGATGAGGAGATGTTAAAAGATGGCAAGACCGATTGATGCATATACACTAAACAATGATCTCGTGTCTTGGTACAATGACACCGAAGATGAGACGGAAAAATCTATCCTACGGCGGGTGATGCAGAGAGTGGTTCAAGCGCCCACCCTCACCCTGCCCAGCAACGAGCCGCTGACGCTGGAGCAGCTGCGGGAGATGGACGGACAGCCGGTATTTCTGGTATTTATGCAGCCGATAGAATACGGCTGGGAGGATCAGTGGGCATTAGTGGACAGCGAAAATGAGACGGTTTTTAATGGCGCATACAAATTTGATTTTTCAAATTGTGTGGGATTCGCCTACCGCCGCCCACCGGAGGGAGAGGCATGAAAGTACTGGTAGCGTGTGAAGAATCGCAGGAGGTCTGCAAGGCGTTTCGGGCGCTGGGGCATGAGGCGTACAGTTGCGACATTGAGCCGTGCAGCGGCGGGCATCCGGAGTGGCATCTCCAATGCGATGCACTGGAACTGCTGAAAATGCAGTGGGATATGATTCTGGCTTTCCCGCCCTGCACTGATCTCGCTGTGAGTGGTGCAAGATATTTTGCCGAGAAACGGGCAGACGGACGACAACAGAAATCCATTGAATTTTTTATGCAGTTTGCAACTGCCGACTGTCCGAAAATTGCAATCGAAAATCCTGTGGGCATTATGAGCACTGTCTGGAGGAAACCTGACCAGATTATCCAGCCCTGGCAATACGGCCACGGAGAAACAAAGGCAACATGTTTATGGCTGAAAGGGCTGCCGAAACTGGAGCCAACGAATATTGTAAAAGGCAGAGAGCAGCGTGTATGGCGAATGCCGCCGTGCAAAGACCGCGCCAGATTGCGCAGCAGAACATTTCGCGGAATTGCGCTGGCGATGGCCGAACAGTGGGGCGGTATATGCCCGCCGGAGGGAAGGGAGGAACCGACATGAAATGCCGAAACTGCAAACGTCCAAGATGGGCAGAGGAATATCCTGGGAGGCCGTTTTTCGGCTGGTGTGATGCAATCAACGACAGCCCAGACATGGATGTCGAACGGGAGTGTAGATGCTTCGAGTCAGCCACCAACGCGGACATTATCCGGCGCATGAGTGACGAGGAACTTGCGGAATTTATTGACAAGTGCGAAGCGTATGGATATAACGATTCAAGCATCGCGCGGGATGGAAATGACAAACTCATGAGTATGCTGGACTGGCTCCAGCAGTCCGCAAAGGAGGACACCTGATGGACATTGAGAAGCTGATTGAGCGGCTGCGCACTGACAGCCTTTATGCGGACAAGGCATCTCTGGAAATCATGGACTTGTGCATGGATGCAGCAGCCGCGCTGGAGCAGGTAAAGCGGGAGAAGGATGCGGCGGCAAGCGATCTGGAAAGCGTTATGGCCTATCGCGGTGATAATTTAGACACTTGCCAATTCTGCAAAAACGGCCAGTGCCATGTAAGGGGAGGGACAAAACAGTGCCTCCCGCAATGGCGCGGCCCAAAGGAGGGGTGAACATAGAGAGAGCAACACACATTGACAAGGATGGATGGTACATCAATGGGGCCAATGTGGCGGCAGTATTCCATTCTGGTACGAGAGAAATCAGGATGAGCGGGAAAGACATTGACCGCCTCGCCGCCTACGAGGACACGGGCCTGGAGCCGGAGGACATCAAGCGGGCATTTAATGAAGCTGCTGTTTTAAAACTGGCCGGACAAGCCCTTGGTATAACACCTGACCGCCTCCACGAGCTGGCCCAGGCGGACAGGGAGGGGCGGTGCGTGGTGTTGCCGTGCAAAATTGGAGATACAGTATATCATATAGCAAAATGCAGAGATTTTTCAAAGGTTTTGGATGGGACTCTTTACGATAGCAATGGAGGATACGGAACAGCAACCGGATATTATTGTCCGTGTGAATTGGCTGATAATTGCCCATTTGATGATGATTCTTTCGATTGCGATGCAAATAAAAATAAGCCAAACATTTTTGAGGATACAGTTGAAAGTGTCAATATTGATGATTACGAGCAGTATCTACGACTAGATTATTCAGGAGCGGTTAGCCTTGAGGACTTTGGCAAAACCGTCTTTCTGACCCGCGAAGAGGCCGAGGCCGCACTACGGAGGGAACGGAATGGCAACAGGATTTAGCACTAAGAGTGGGCCTGATGGATACCGCCTAAATTTCGACACCGACAATCTAGACTACTATTTGCTGATGCAGAAAATAGCCAGACATTGTGTTGATGGGAAACCCGACGCCGCCGTTGCGGAGGTGGTACGCTGTAAGGATTGCGTTTGGCGTGGGCGTGAGGAATGCGCTATGTTTTATTGTTGTAACTGTGGAGAACAGCATACATGGGAAACGGATAACGACTTTTGTTCTTACGGCGCTCGCATGGACAAGGAGGCCGAAAATGCATGAAATCGGCGAAATGCTTACATGCATAGGTGTTTTTTGTTCGATTTGGTATCTTATGTTATTTGGCGCTGCGCTCACCATTGCGGAATTTTGGCCAGAGGAGAAGAAAGAGGTATACATGCAATCGGTGAAGCTCTTGATATCCGTGGTTGTTCTTGGTGTCGGCCACGCGATGTGCGGATGAATGGAGGATGTTGAAATGAAGTGCATCTGTGGATACGAGCAAGACAAGCCATTTGAACAATATAAAAACTTCGTCCTGTTTGACATGATGAGCAATTTATACACAGTAGAGGCGCACAAAAATCTGTATATCTGCCCTAAATGCGGTACAGTAAAATTTGAGGAGGCCGAGCATGACCAAGTGCTGCGCCACCTGCGCCTGGTATGAGGACTATCAGGGCGTGTGCTTTAACGGAGATTCCCCGTACTGCGCCGACTTCACGGAGCCGGAAGATGCATGCGAAGAATGGAGGAAAAAAGATTGAAAAAGTTTGCAATCATGGATGGCAATATGTTTCTGCAGCGATTAGAGCCAAACGAAAGATACGCAAAGTCCGCAAGAGGCATTCAGACCGATCTGCATACATACAGCGAATATACTCCGATTTTCGGACATGAAGAACACTGGATGGACAGTCGAACGGCAACAAGCTATTTGGCTGGATTGGTGGAAAATTTACGCTGGGAGGGTGATAGATACCATGCCTATGCGTTGATATGCAAGGAGGCCGACCATGAAATTTCGTAACCCTGAGACGGGGGAAGTGTTTGTGAATGAGTTATTAATGCAGGCTGACTATTGCATAGGAAAAGAGTGTTTCTGTGGCTGTGTATTGCAAAAATATATACCCAACTGTTCTAAATTTGTCAAAGATAATCCCCACGAAGCCGCCCGCCTGATGGGCTATGAGGTGGTGGAGGATGATAAAGTGGTCGAAATCGACCAAGTTAAAAAGGAGGCCAACATGGACAAGCCGAGAATTTGCGAGGTGCTTGGGGTGGAAGTCAATGAAAATTTCAAGTTCAACGATTTTCCATTTGACGAATGCAAGGTTTATTTTGTCGGTACAGACGGAGAAATAAGAAATGCTAAAGGTGGTTCGGTCACTGGCGGAGAACTGTGCTACATCATTAACAACCCCGACCGCATCATCCGCAAACCCCGCTGGACGGAGCAGGAGGTGGAGAGGGCGAAAGCGATCAAGGTGTTGTGGCCGGAAGCGGATACGCTGGATTATTGGGGCGACGGAATCAGCGTTGAGGGTGCGGAGATCTATATTGCGGAACTGGACGCAGTACGGTTCCCGTCCATACTCCCCGGCGAAACCATCAAGCTTGACGAGATCATCGGAGGTACGGAATAATGTGGGAAAAATTTATAGAAGATTGGAAGGAAAAGGCGAAAGAATGTGTTTGCGGAGATCATCGGAGGCATGGAATGACTAACACCGAACTCTACCACCTCGCCCTTTCTACATACGGCGCAGAAGCCCAAACGCTCATGGTCATGGAAGAAATGTCCGAACTGCAAAAGGAGCTGTGCAAGCACGCCAGAGGGAAAGACAATCAGCTTTCCATTGCTGAAGAAATCGCCGATGTGCTTATCATGCTCGATCAGATGATGATACTGCACGATTGCGAAAGCATTGTAGCACAGTATAAGCAGGAAAAACTGGAGCGGCTGGAAAACAGAATCGTCAACATCCACGACGGGGAGCAGGAACAAAGTGACTGACTACTCACCTGAAATGCTTGAAATGATCGCGCGCAGAAGAAAATATGACGAGTGGAGGGGAGAAGATGCAGACAATGGGAGTGTTGAGCGCGATACTGCTCCTGTTTTACGCAGGATATGTGACGGGGAAAGAAACAGAACACGATAGAATGGAAAAGCGGATTAAGCGCGGATTTATTACAATTGGCAACAGGCTGTATTTTTGTTTTTCCCAGTCGATCGCTATAGATGCGCATATACGGAATGCTACGCAGGAGGAAAGAGAGGGCAGGGCTTGACAAGTAAATGGTTCTGATATATGATATAAAGGGTATTAATAACTAAAAATAAATTTTAACAAAAGATTTTTATCTGACCAGCGACTATATGAAGGCGGTGTTTGGAAAGTGATGAAGATTATGAAAGAGCTTTGGGATAAAAATCAAGATAAGCTCAGAACAGAACTGTCCTCAAGAGATGATCTGAATGAATGTAGCTATGTAGACCTTGTAAAGATTGCTTTTGATAAGATTTATAATGATGATAGCCGACTCGACAATGAGAATCTTTTTATAGACAGAGTTCACGAAATTGATGATGGGGACTATCAAGGGACTTTGATTTATCTGATTCCATTCAATTCCTACCAGCCGGACCCGGAAGACTATCTCATGACTTTTGCGTGGTATGGGTCCTGTTCTGGATGTGATGCCTTGCAATCCGCGCAATCATGGGGAGACGGTAAACTAACGGAACAACAGATAAAAGACTTTATGTCCATCTGCAAAGACCTGATTTGCAACGCTATCAAACCTTACAACTATGGTTGGAGACACGACGAAAAATTTGATGTTGTAGAGGAAGGTGACAACTCTGAACAAGAATGATGCGACTATGGAGCAGGGAAAGACTATCGTAAAGGCAAGAGGCCGTGGAGGTAAAGAGAACTTTCCAAGTGTTATCTCTGGGGCAAAAGCTGAAGATATATCCCGATGCATGGCTAACTGTATGATGTTCTATGATAGGCCAATCGTAAAGTCGGATGAAGAATGCAGGCAAAGATTGTATGATTTTTTTGATACATGTCAAAGGACGGGGCAGCTTCCAACCGTGGAAAAAATGGTCATGTCATTGGGGACTATCAAGCAAACCGTGTGGAATTGGGAAAATGGCATTGGATGCAGCTCTGAGCGCATGGACTTAATTAAAAAAGCTAAGGAATTTATTGGTGGATTTGAGTCAGAAATGGTTACAGAAGGTAAGATAAATCCTGTAGTTTATATCTTTCGGGCTAAGAACTATTTTGGCATGAAAGACCAGCAAGACCTTGTGCTTACTCCAAACAATCCGCTTGGACAGGATATACCTCCTGAACAAATTGCGGAAAAGTATAGAGAAGCGTTGCCGGAAGCGGGAATGGAGGATTAAGGACTATGAAAACGACTATCGACTATGACGGGAAACCCAGCGACTATCAAACGACTATGACGAAAAATTTGGTGGAGGCTGGCGACTATCGACTATGCCCGATGAAAGCCGCAAGGGAGCCTGTTCTTGCCTTTTACAACACAGACATTTCCGGTCAGGAAAAGGATTTTGCGGAAAGCTTAGGTGTATCAAAGATGATCGGCATAAATGAGCCAGAAGGAGGCGCTCCCCGCGCGGAGTATATCGGCGGTCAATGCGATGGATCTCGCTGCGCCTGGTACGATGAAATGAAAGAGCAATGTTCAATACTAAGCCTTGCGCGTTCGGTGGCCCGCTCGGCCACGCATAAATAAAGCTGCGCAAATACTAAGAAGCCCCGATCGAAACGATTGGGGCTTCTGTTTTGCTTTAAAATGAGCTGTATTTAATTTTTGAGTCCAGAGGTCAAATTATACGACGAACAAAATAAAAACGAATGTGGCGCATTGTGGAGCGAATACGGCATTGTGCTGGATTGCGCGGAAGAGACACAGGCGCAATGGGAGCGCGAGAAAAACAAAATAAAAGCGCCGGTCAAGATTTACCGGCGCATTTCAAAATGATTAGAATAGGCAGGATTAACAGCGCTATGGCGATCATGCGGGGGTCACCTCCTCCCACGTCTTGCCCATGCGGCGCACAAAATAATAACTTGCGCCGTAGTCCTCTATGGTGTCGCCTGTTGGGTGCAAATCATGCGCCAAAAATGCCATGATGATCGCCTTGAGCCATTCTCGGCGGGCCTCAAAATAATCTTCCCGCCTTACGTTAATATCATAGCCAACAACAAAACAAAGCGGGCAATGGTCATGCAGGACCGACAAATCAAAATCGATGCGGGTTGTTTCGGGAACCGCTTTCAAGTCGCTTTCCAACGCTTGCAGCCGGTCAAGCAGTCCAAAGCGGGCTGCCGTGTCAATCTCTCTTTGTTTCATGATTGCTTCCTCCATTCTTTCGGCGGGCGAGTCAAAATCTCGTGATTTCCTGCCCATCGCTTGCAACGTCTGGCAGAAACGTACCCAGGCGGGCAGGGTCCGTAAACAGGTTATAGCCGTCAATGCCCACAAACTGCGCAACTTCCACGGCGTTCCCGTGTGCGTCCTTGTCGGTGTAGCGGCGCAAGGTGTAGGCTCTGCCCTTGTAGATGTACCGCCCGCCGTCCTGATAGTAGGCGTTGGCCTCGTCCAGCGTTGCGGCGGCGATCTGGTCAATAGTCATTGTCAGCCGTCCGGCGTTGTCCCTGTATCGTTTCATTGTGTTTTCCTCCTTGTCATGGAGGGCAGCCCCCTCCGGCTATTGCTTTTCCCTGCCGGTTGTGTTATAGTGGAGGCGACATGTGGCAGGCCATGCCGCCTCGTGTTTTGCTTTAGGCTCCCTGTGCTTTGGACGGCTTCGGGGAGCCTATTTTATTTGTCTTGCTGGGTTCCGGTTGCGATGTACTTAATGCACTCTGTGGCATCCTCTGCGGTGTGGCCGTGAGCTGTAAGCCAGTCAATCAGCCTTGCGGCCTCTGTTGCTGTCATGCTGCATTCCTCCATTGTTTTTACCTCCTGCCCGATAGATTCAGCTTGGTTTCCCTTGCTGTGATTATAATATATCACTATTGAGTGATTATGTCAATACTTATTTTCACTTTTTAGTGATTTATTTTCCTTTCGTCCGTGTGTCCGCTTAATCCTACCTTTTCGGACGCTGGCAAAGCCAGCACAGAGACACTGGAGGGGGATATTCGCCGGAATAAGGTAAGGGGTTAGTCCCGTTAGCAAATTTTTGAGAAAAAAGGCTTGACATATCTCACTCTTAAGTGTATAATCACTGTAAAGTGAGGTGACGGGGAGATGACACAGAAAGAAGCTATCGAGGCTCTACTTAAACAAGAGGGGAAAACGAAGGGATGGCTGGCTGACAAGCTGGGTGTAAAGCAGAACGCAATTAGCCAGATGTTAAAACGTGGGAATATCACGGTTGATACCCTTTATCAGATTTGCGAGATATTGGAGTACGAGATTACCATACAACCAAAGAGGCGGGTTGGTGCAAGGCCAAATAAGCAAATTGAGATTGAAGGGAGGGAAAGAGAAAAATGAGATACGCCTACATTCGGGTATCCACAAAAGACCAAAACCTTGACCGACAGTGGGAGGCAATTAAGGGGCTTGATGTGGATGAGGTGTTTTCCGATAAGCAGAGTGGGAAAGATTTTGACAGACCTGAGTATCAAAAAATGCTCGAAAAATTAAAAAAGGACGATCTGCTCTATGTTAAGAGCATTGACCGTCTGGGAAGAAACTACGATGAAATTTTGGAACAGTGGCGGGTACTGACGAAGGAGAAAGGCATAGACATTGTGGTGCTGGATATGCCTCTGTTGGACACACGCAGAGGGAAAGATTTGTTGGGGACATTTTTGAGTGATATTGTGTTGCAGGTACTTTCCTTTGTAGCGGAGAATGAGAGGGTCAATATCAAGCAGAGGCAGATGGAGGGGATAGCAGCAGCGAAGGCGAAGGGTGTGAAGTTTGGCAGGCCGGAGAAAGATGTGGAGTGCGTTTTGCTTGATGGAGAAACGGTCAGGGCCGCTTGTAGGCGGTTGGGAGTAAGTAAGACATACTGGTATGAGCAAAAAAAGAAGATCGACTTGCCCTCTGCTAAAAGTACAAGTCGATCTGATGGTCAACCACCAAAGGATGGTGCTGATACAGAGATTGTATCATGCGCCTCCTGAGATTGCAAGGGTTCCCCGAATTTCGAAACGGAAAAAGGAGTGAAACAAATGAACAACTTCAAAGTCATATATCGGATATTAAAGTATCTGGAAGCGTCACTTGACTGTGAGGAGTTTGATGTTGAGGCGATCAGTCCGTTTCGGCTGGATGTGACCCGTGAGCGACGGGAACAGATTTTGATTATGATGCAGGACAACGGGTACATTAAGGGGATTGTTGTGACAAAGAACTTGGGAGACATGAAGCGGCATATTGCGGAGCCGATTTGTCCGGAGATTACGATTGTTGGATTGGAGTATCTGGAAGAAAACAAGTTTATGCGCAAGGCGGCAAATATGTTAAAGGGCGCAGCAGATATTGTAAAATAAAAATCTCGGAAAAAACAAAAAAGCCACCCTTGTGCGGAGTGGCAAGAAAGAGAATCTTGCAAAGGCAAGATATAAGACCAAAGGGTCGCGGTAAAATCCGCGGCCTTTTTTGTATGAAGCAGACAACGAAAAGAGGTAGCTATGGAATTAGTCCCAAAAATAAAAAGGGCGATTGAGAACCACCCGAATGATTTTGAAGCGTATAACGATCTGTTTGAAGTGATACGGCATTTTGACAGAAAAGAGCAGGAAGCTGAATGTAGGTGGCTGCGCAGGGAAGCGGAGAACAAGGTGCGAGCGGGAGTGGAAGTCCAAAAATTTTTCGAACTTGCAAAAAGAACATATCTGCTGATGGCACCTTATGATTTTGATTCATTTGCTTTGTATTTGGAATGGAATAGGGATGTGTCAAAGCGGTTCTACTTGCCAAGACGAAAACAGCTACACAGGATAGCGACAGCGTTGCAAAAGCTGGCAGATGATGAACTGGATTTGTTGACGATCTCATTACCACCTGGCGTAGGCAAAACCACGCTGGCTTTGTTTTTCCTGACTTGGCTTGGTGGCCGAAATCCGGAAAAGCCAATTTTAGGAGGTTCTCATTCAAATGCTTTTTTACGCGGCGTTTATGATGAATGCCTGCGTATTATGGACCCGCAAGGAGATTATCTATGGCATGATGTTTTTCCGACTGTGCAAGTGGTTAAGACAAATGCCCAAGATATGATGATAGACCTCGGAATTGATCCCAAGAAAGGAAAGCGCTTCGCAACATTAGAATTTAGCTCTATTGGGTCGGGGAATGCAGGTAAAGTCCGTGCGGAAAACTTGTTGTATTGCGATGATCTTGTTGATGGTCTGGAATCAGCCTTATCAAAAGAACGCATGGATAAATTATGGAACCTGTATACAACAGACTTGCGTCAAAGAAAAATTGGAGACTGCAAGGAACTCCATATAGCGACGCGTTGGTCAATCCATGATGTTATTGGGCGACTGGAGCAATCCTATGGAGAAAGCGGTAGAGCAGAGTTTATTGTCATGCCTGCGCTGGATGAAAATGATGAAAGTAATTTTGACTATGGAAATCACGCTGGATTTACCACAGCATTCTATCACGAGCAGCGAGAGGTTATGGACGACGCGAGTTGGCGTGCTTTGTACATGAATCAGCCCATTGAGCGGGAAGGACAGTTATACAACGAGGATGAACTGCGGAGGTATTTCGAGCTTCCTGATGGGGAGCCGGACGCGGTGCTTTCTATTTGTGACACAAAGGACAAAGGTACAGATTATTGTGTAATGCCGATAGCATTTCAGTATGGGCAAGATTTTTATATTGAATTCATTCTGTGTGATAACTCTGCACCCGAAATCGTAGAAGCACGGTTGGTCACAGAGCTTATCCGCTTTAAAGTAAAAATGAGCCGTTTTGAGAGTAATTCAGCCGGAGGAAAAGTAGCCGAAAAGGTTCAGAAAGAGGTTAAGGAGAGAGGCGGCATTACACACATCACAACAAAGTACACTACAGCTAACAAAGAAACAAAAATTATTGTCAACAGCCCATGGGTTAAGGAACATTGTTTGTTCAAAGATAATTCAGTTATTAAGCATGACAAAGAGTATAGGAAAGCGCTAAATTTCCTTTGTGGCTACACGATGGCGGGTAAAAACCGCAATGATGATGTTCCGGACGGAATGGCAATGCTGGCAGAGTTCGTGCAAGCACTGGAAGGAAGTAAAGCGGTTGTAGTAAAAAGACCATTTTAATTCTATATATTGTATAATTTATGTTGCAAATGACCTATATATGGTGTAAAATATAAATAAGAAAACATGTTATGTTTTCCTCCTTTCTTCTTTCCCGTCCGGCCGGTGCTGGGCGGGACATGCCCCCGAAGCTGCATGAGGCAGAGGGGGAGCCATAGTTTTTCCCGCGCCCGACGGGTTATTCGGACAATATGCGGCGAGCATGATGCGAAGCGACGCAGGGCGGGCATGCACAAACTGCGAAGCGCGGCGGCTCACTACCGTCACGCCGCCCCATGAGGTAGGTGATGCAAAATGGTACAGCTTGACAGAAGCATAAAAGAACAAATGTAGAATATGCGGTGGCGGAATAGACGGCCTGCACTTTTTATCATATTGGCGACATCACCGGAATGATAACACGGGCAGGACGGTAAAGCCGGACAGGACATCCGCAAGTCCTGAGCGGCAATAGTAGACGCTGGCAAGGGTATGCTGGACAGTGTAAGGGCGGCGTAATGCTGAGGTATCGAGTTAATACATACTCCGAATCCTATAAACGGGTCGCCAACTGTACTGCTCATGTGAGGTGCAAATCCTCACCCGCATATCAAGCTAAGGAGGCTATTATGAAGTATCGAAAGAAACCTGTTGAAATCGAAGCAGTACAATGGACAGGAGAAAACAAAAAAGAGATTTTTGATTTCGTAGATACTGGTATGCAGTTTATGGAGGATTCGATTTTTATTGCAACACTTGAAGGTGTGATGATAGCAAACAAGGGCGATTATATCATCAAGGGCGTGAATGGAGAGTTTTATCCCTGCAAGCCGGATATTTTTCATAAGACATATGATGCTGTTTGAAACGACGAAAAGGGTAGAGCTATGAGCAGGTCATATAAGCACACGCCGAGAGCAGGACAGCAGAAAAGCAGGTGGTACAAGAGGCATTTCAACCGACTTGTCCGGCGGGAGCAGCAAGTCGCGCCGAATAGCGGATACAGAAAAATCCGGCCATACATGCAATTTGCTATCTGCGACTTTGAAAACGTCGGAACGACATTTTGCAGATACGCCGAATTGCGGGGAAGATGGACGCAGGAGGTTGAGCAGACCGAACTGGAAAACGATTATAAGCGCGATTACCTCCGAAAGTAGCTATATATGTCCCTAAGCCCGCATGAGGGCGGCGGGGCAAACTGTTTCTGATCTTCGCCCACGCGGGGCGAGGCGAAAGCCGAAGCACCAAAGGCCACGGGGCAAGCGCGATCACATGTGAAGCTCCCAGTGTGGAACGCCTCCTATTCGTTGGCGAAGCTGGGAGGTGCGGGGCAGCTCCCCTCCGACAGCCGGACGTATGCGGCGCGATAGCTCGCATAAGAGAAGAAGACCTGCGCAGCATGCACCATGTATGTGCCTGTAAAATACATGACAAAGAGAGGTGGAAATCCCTTTCCTTGGCGTAGTGTGTGCAGGGCGGGCGATACCCGCGATAAGCGGGTATATGGTTCCTTAGCTCGAAGGTCGAGCAGGCGGCTCATAACCGCTGGGGACTGGTTCGATTCCAGGAGGGACCACCAAATTGCATGAATCGAGGTGTTCGATCTGAGTTATGAGGTGACAGAAAAGGAAAAGGACGCTATTGAACGTGCGGTGAATCGAGGAAACTGCGCAGAGGTAAAGATTGAACACGGAAAAATGGTTATAATTGAAATAAAGCGTAAAAAGATATCGTAAAAGTTCAATAAGGATATCGTAAAGACGATATCGAGAGCCAAAGGGCTATGAGCAATAATGCTTATAGCCCTTTTTTGTTTTTTCATGATGGAGGTGAACAATTGGCAGAAATTGATGCCGTAATTTCCTGCTGGCCTGATAGGGGCTTGACCGGTCGCAGAAAGATATACACAAATAAAAAAAGAATAACAGATGAAAATGTAGTTGAGGTATTGGGAAAGGCACTGGCGATACACAATATTAATCGGAGAGAGATTTGTTATCTCTATGATTATTACCGTGGCTGCCAAGATATCCGTCTGAAAAATAAAGTCGTTCGTCCGGAAATCAATAACAAGGTAATGATAAACCGAGCGAATGAAATCGTCACATTCAAAACCGCATATTTGTTGGGAGAGCCACTTCAATATGTGTCCAACGGTGGGAGCGACGATATCTCAAAAAGAGTGGCGCAGCTTAACGAGTATATGCGCGCTGAGAGCAAAGCGACCAAAGACAAAGAATTGGCTGATTGGATGCATATTTGTGGTGTTGCTGTACGGATGGTTCTACCTGATGAAGAAGGTGAGGAAGATGGTAGTCCGGTTTCTATTTATACATTGGACCCCAGAGAGTCATTTGTCATTTATCACAGCGGCATTGGGTGTAAACGGGTAGCTGGTGTTTTGAAACAGTTTGATGAAGAAGGAAGCCCATACTACTGCGTTTATACACGAGAAGCGTATTTTGAGATTCAGAATGGGGCGATCATTAATCAAGAAGCCCGTACAGTTCCATATATACCGATCGTCGAGTATGCAAATAATGATGCTCGCATGGGTGCATTTGAACCAGTTGTCCCAATTTTAAACGCAATTAACACAATTGAGAGCAACCGTGTAGACAGCATTCAGGACTTTGTGAACGCATTTGATGTGTTCCAAAACTGTGAACTGGAAAAGGGACAGTACAAAGAACTCGCAAAGGGCGGAATGGCAATACAGATCAAGGGTGTTCAAGGCATGGAGGCCAAAGTTTATCGAATTGCCTCCGAGTTGAATCAGACCAACACACAGACTATTGTTGATGATCTGTATGATGCAGCCCTCACCATTTGTGGAATGCCGAATCGAAACGGCGGCTCATCCACCAGCGACACGGGAACAGCGGTTATTTACCGTGATGGGTTTGCAGAAGCTGAAAGCAGGGCGAAGGACAGTGAAAAAACATGGGAGCGGTCTGAGCGAGATTTCTTGCGGATTGTGCTTTATATCTGCCGTGAAACATCAGATTTGAAGTTGGAACTATCTGACATAAAACCGGAGTTCACCAGAAAGAATCTGTCCAACGTGCAGTCAAAAGTACAAGTGCTTTGTGAGATGCTAAACAACAGTAAGATTCACCCGAAACTGGCATTTCAATATTCGGGCGTATTCAGCGATTCTGAGGAAGCGTATCGAATTAGCACCCAGTATGCGGAAGAACAGCAGAAAAAGATGGAGCGGAGCTTGAGGGATGAATTGGCGGCTGAACGGAAAAACGAGGATGTGACGACCAATCCGCAGGATAGCAGCGGTGATGCTGAATGAGTGAGTTTTATGACCTGACCGACAAAGCAATCGATTTGCTAAACAGCCGAGCAATTAAGCGGTTTGAAGATGCAAAGGACGAGGCCGCCAGAAACAGTTTTGACCAGCTCAATGTGCTGGAAGTCACCCGAACACTATATCAAGACCTCTCTCGTGATAACCAAGAAATCTTTCTTGAACTCGCGCAAGAGCAGTATCAGGAAGCCGAACCGCACGGAGAGGAACCGCCTGACTTAGCATGGCTGCTGACTTTGCTGGCGGCATATAACGCCGTCACTAAGTATCAGTATTCCCATGAATGGGAACGAAAACGTGACCGCACAGCGGAGGCCATTAACTCTACTACTGCGAAAGTCACAGAGTTTCGCCGGGGCCTTTCCTACTGGGCGCAGATGACGGAATGGTATGCAGTGGAAGTAACAGACCAATCCACACTGAAAGCATTTCAAGACGGCGGTGTGCGCTATGTAAAATGGAACACCATGAATGACGGACGGGAGTGTTCCACTTGTAAGGAACGAGACGGGAAGATCTATTCCATTCGCAGTATTCCACCAAAGCCACACCCCGGTTGCCGGTGCTGGTATACACCGGAGGATAAAAGTGAATAAACGGGCGGCTATCCCGACGGGGAGAAAAGTGGAGCGCCTTGCCACCTGCCGCCTGTTCATTCTACAAGGCTGACTATTGGAGGCGATAGTATGAGCGCATTTATTGACTTAACAGGGGAAAAGTTCGGAAGATTAACCGCGATAGAGCGAGTTGGGTCAGACAAAAGCAAGCGTGCAGTATGGCTTTGTAGATGTGAATGCGGGAAAACTACAACAGTAGATTCCTATTCTCTTAAAAGCGGGAATACGAAAAGCTGCGGATGTCTTAACACGGATGTTAGGTCAAAGCGGATGGTGGAAATGCACACCAAGCACGGAGAAAGTAAAACAAGGCTATATAAAATATGGCGGTCAATGCTTTCGAGATGTATGTGGGAAAATCCTTACTACTATGACAGGTATGGTGGAAGAGGAATTTCGGTTTGCGAAAAATGGATGGAATATGAGCCGTTTCGAGATTGGGCATTGTCTAATGGATATTCTGATAATTTATCGATAGACAGAATTGATGTTAACGGTGACTATTGCCCGGAAAATTGTAGGTGGGCGGATAGAAAAGTTCAAGGGAACAATAAAAGGAATAACGTTTATCTTGAGCACAATGGAGAAAAGAAGACCATCGCACAGTGGGCTGACGCAACGGGAATTTTGCCATGCACTATTTGGCGCAGACTAAAAAGCGGATGGTCTGTTGAAAAAGCATTAACCGTTATTGACGGGAGGAAGACAAAGAATTTAAGCGGCCCAGCCGTTTGAATATCGTCAGAGAAGACGCTAAAACCCGAAAGCGAGAGAACGCTTAATAACCCCAAAACATAGTGAGAGAACACTTACAAAACCCAAAAGGAGAATTTACATGAAGATTTCCACCGACAGCATCCAGGGCTTCGCCGAAATGAGCGATTCCGACAAGGTTGCCGCCCTGTTGGGCCTTGATGTGCCTGACCCAGTTGACCTGAGCGGCTATGTGAAGAAAGAAGTTTTCGATGCCAAGGCAACAGAGGCTGCCAACCTTTCCAAGCAGCTTAAATCCAAGATGACCGATGACGAGGCAGCCAAGGCCCAAGCCGACGCTGACCGAAAGGCGCTGGAGGACAAGTACGCTGAACTTCTGCGCAAGTCCACTATTGCCGAGCACACCGCCCGTTACATTGCTATGCCGGGCTATGATGAGAAGCTGGCCCGCGAAACGGCGGAGGCCCTGTTTGACGGCGATATGGAGCGGGTGTTTTCCAACCAGCAGAAGGCCAACGCTGCCTACGAAAAGAAGCTGCGGGCTGATCTGGTAAAGCAGGACCCAAAGCCTTCCGGTGCTGGTGGTGGAGATGAAGAGAAGGACGAAGCCGTGGAGTTTGCTAAGCAGTTGGGCAAACAGCGCGCCGACGCCCTTAAAAACGCAAACGAAGGTTTGAAACATTACTTTTGATTGAAAAGGAGAGAAACAGATGAAGTTTACCAAGACTTCTGTTGGCGGCACCATTGAGATTCTGGCCGTCGATCAGTTTACCGCAATTCCTATTTGTGTTACGGAGTCTGCCGTTGTACCGGCCGGTATGCCTATGACTGCCGCAGGAAAGAAAGTTGCAGCCACCTCTTATGCTACTGCTGTAGGTATGCTGTTGTATGATGTAGACCCCACCGAGAATCCCAACGGTGCGCTTCTGGTTCAAGGTGTTGTGGATAAGAAAAAGGTAGAGTCTCATGCAAGTATTACACTGGATGATACCTTTGCGGTTCCAGGTATTATCGTGCGTGATAACATCGGCGTGAACGAATAAGGAGGCTATACATAATGGATTTGAGAGAAGTTTTTACCCCTGCTGCTATTGCGGCCAACTGGACGGAAGTCGCGTCCAATCAAATTCCTTATCTTGGTGCCACGCTGTTTCCTGCGCGTAAGAAGGCAGGGCTTGACTTGTCTTGGCTCAAGGGCTCGCGTGGCCTGCCTGTGTCCCTGATGCCATCTGCGTTTGATGCGAAAGCGACCTTCCGCGACCGAATTGGCTTTGAAAAGTTGGAAACGGAAATGCCGTTTTTCCGTGAAGGGTACAAGATCAAAGAGAAGGACCGTCAGGAGATGCTACGGGTGCAGGAGTCCACTGACCCTTATGCTGCTGAGGTGATCGCCCGTGTGTTTGACGATACCCGTGATTTGATTGACGGAGCAAATGTTGTCCCTGAGAGGATGATTATGCAACTCCTGTTTCCGGAAGAAGGAAACGTAGGTATCGCAATTAAAGCGAATGGCGTGAATTATACCTACAATTATGATCAGGACGGTTCGTGGAAGACCTCTAATTATACCGCACTGACCAGCACTGCCACTTGGGACAAGCCCTCTACGGCTGATCCGTTTGCAGCGTTCAAGACGGTCAAGGACGCTATCCGTTCTAAGACTGGCACTGAGCTTACGGTTGCCATTATGAACTCCTATACGTTCAATCTTTTGTCTAAGACCGATGCGGTAAAGAATCGTTATCTGACTACCAATGGATTGTCTCTCGGATACCTGACCGATAATGAGGTCAAGGCCATTGTGGAGTCCACCTCCGGTCTGCGTATTGCAATTTATGACAAGCAATACCGTGACGAAAGCAAGGTTGCCCATGCGTTTGTGCCTAACGGTTATGTGTGCCTGATTCCTGACGGTGCGCTCGGCGGCACTTGGTATGGCACTACGCCCGAGGAAGCAGACCTGCGTGGGGCATCCAGTGCCGAGGTATCTATTGTCAATACCGGCGTAGCTATTACACGTATTCTTCAGGAACACCCTGTCAATATCAATACCTTTGCGTCTGAAATCGTTCTTCCTTCTTTTGAGCGCATGGATGAGGTTGCGGTGCTCAATGTTCTGGGGGAATAATCGGGTCTGACACTCTAACCCTTTTCCCCAGCAGTCAGACCCTATTGGGGAAGCAGGTGTCCGAGTTGGTGGGAGAAGATCTGATGGTTAAAGCGGACGGCTCCGTAACAGGAACATTCCATTATGTGACTGGGTATTCCGAGTTCAGCAGCTTGCCAGGCGAGGACAGCGGATATTATTTCCCGTTCCACCTTACCAAAACGGGAACAAAAATGACATTCAAAAAGAATGGTTCGCCCACAAAACAGGATATTGCATTTGATCCAGATATTATTTTCAGAGTGACAAAGAATGATACTTTTGAAGTTTTGATCGATGAGAAAAGCATCGTGACTTTCAATTTCACCAAGGCAACATTTGAGGATTAGTGAAAAACGGGAGGCAACATGAAGTTTATTCCTAATTACCGCGTGTGCTATGGTGGTCGATTCTATGAGGCAGGAGCTAAATTATCGATCAAGGACGAGGACGCGGATATGATGAAACGGCACGGGACGGTGTTGGATGAGCCGACACCCCCTCCTGCCACACAAAAGAAGCAAGGCAGACCGAGGAGGGGCAGTAATGGACAATCTGGAGAGGATGAAACTTCGGACTGGAGAGTCTAATATTGCTGTTCTCCGAGATTGCCTGGACAGCGCGCGAGCTGCAATCATGGCGAGGCGGTATCCATACGGTGATTGGCCTGATGAATTGGAGAGCCGGTATCTGGATTTGCAGTACAGGATAGCCATTGACCTATACAACAAAACTGGTGCAGAAGGTCAAACTGGACACACAGAAAACTCAATCAGCCGCACTTGGGAATCATCGTGGATTTCTGAATCACTCTTGCAGGAAGTGACACCGCTGGCAGGGATGGTGACGTGATGACGGTCAATGTGCTTGGAGAGAGTTATACCCTGAATTTCACTCCAGAGGAAGAGGATGAAGGGCTGAAAGACTGTGATGGATACTGCGATGAAACCATCAAAACTCTGGTGATAAAGCAGTATAAGCGCGGCGAACCTGGGTGTAAAAAAGCCCTTGATCTTCAAGAGAAAAAGAACTTCCGGCATGAGATTATTCACGCATTTCTCTATGAAAGTGGCCTTGCGGAAAACTCCACATGGGCGCAGGAAGAAGAGATGGTGGATTGGTTTGCCAAACAGTTTCCGAAGTTACTGTCTGCTTTTCAGGAGGTGGATGCTATATGAGAAATCTGCTCCGCAACCAACAGCCGGTGTTCTACAAACGCTACGAAGGCCAAGAGGAAATCATTGACGAAAGCGGAAATCCAACAGGAAGCCCACGATTGATTTATGGGGATTTGAAGTCGGCATATCTATGTATCTCCCCGAATAAAGGAGATGCATCAATAGAACCGTTTGGAGCGCTTACCGATTATGACCGCACCATGACAACGGCTGATACCGAATGCCCGATTGACGAGGATTCTATCCTTTGGATTGATGGAGCGGACACGAAAGGGGCTTACAATTACTACGTCAAGAAACGCGCGCCGTGGAAAAACTCAATAGCTTTTGCGATTAAGGAAGTGAAGGTTCGTGAGTAGGAAAATATCCTTATCGCTTTCTTCCAAATCGATTGAAAATGCTATTGCAGAACTGAAACAGTACGAAAAGTGGATTCAGGTTAAGACAAAGGAGTTTACTGAAAAGCTTGCGCTGATTGGCGTAAAAGAAGCATCAGTACGTTTTACAACCGCTATGTATGACGGGATAAATGATGTAACGGTCGCTCTTTCTCCAACTGTAAACGGATATGTCATTACCGCTTCGGGGGAAGCTGTGGCTTTCATAGAGTTCGGTAGCGGTGTATACCACAATCCATCAGAACCATATCCGGAGCCGAGGCCAAATGGTATTGTTGGGATCGGTGAATATGGGAAAGGACTTGGAAAGAGGCAAGGCTGGGTTTATTCGGATGGAGCTAAAAAGCATTTTACACGAGGAAATCCGGCCACAATGCCGATGTGGTATGCAACAAAAGAAATGGAAGAAAATATTGCGAAAGTTGCAAGGGAGGTATTCCGTTGATAGATGCCGAAAGCGCAATCTATAGCGCCATATCAGGGGTGTTTAAAGAGCACTATCCGAATGGCTCTCCGTATAGCGAAGAAGTTGATTCCCCGGCGAAGTTTCCCTGTATGGTGCTGATTGAGGCTGACAATTATACGCATGAAGCATCCTTGGATGCCGAAATGCAAGAACACAATGCAAACCTGATGTATACGCTGGATATTTACAGTAACAAGACAAGCGGCGCAAAGCAGGAATGTAAAAAAATATTGGGATTATTGGATCAGGCGATGCAAAATCTTGGATTTGTCCGAACAACTTGTTTGCCAACAAGGAATCAGGACAGGAAAATCTATCGGATAACCGCACGATATAGGGCGGTTATTTCGGAGGAGTATCGGATTTATAGGAGGTAAAAATATGGCAAGAATTGACCTTTCCACTGCGGGTGTAAGCATTCAGTACGCAGCAGAAACAAGTGCGGGTACAAGACCGACATCGGGCTATCAAAAACTTACAGGTATTAAGTCTATCCCCGACCTTGACCCCGAGCCGTCCAGCCTCGATACTACAACGTTGGACGAAACTGAATATAAAACATATATTCCTGGGTTGAAAGACGTAGGTGGTGCAATTCAATTTGGAGCGAACAACTCAGAGCAGTTCCAGACTGATTGGGCTGATTTGGTAGAGGCAGCTACTGAGGCTAATGCGAGCGGTAAAGCGATGTGGTTTGCTGTTGTTATACCAGGATTGACGAAATCTTTTTATTTTGCCGGAACCCCATCGCCGCTGGGTCTGTCTGCAATTGAAGTGGATTCTGTTCTGGAAATCAGCGGCTATATTACGCCGAGCAAAATTGTTGGTTGGGAAACTAAGCCCACTGACGGAATCTAAATAGGAGGAAATAGTAATGGGCAAGACTGAAAATAAGGTGAATCCGATTCGGATAACGGATGCGGACAGCGGAGAAGTATATGTGCTTGAGTTCTCAAGAGAAAGTGTTCGATTCGCGGAGTCGCGGGGCTTGAAAATTTCTGAATTGACTGATTTTCCGCAGACCAATATCCCTCTTTTGTGGTTTTGCGCATTTCGCAAAAATCACAGAGAAGTGGCGCGCAACCAAACGGATAAACTTCTTGAATCTTTGGGTGGCTTAAAGGTAACTGAAATTGAACGATTGATTCAGTTGTATAATCAGCCGACAGAGAGTTTGATTATTTCGGAAGGTAACGATAGAAAAAACGACCGACTGACGGTGGAAATGTAAATAGTTGCAATTACACCGACGGGTTTTATGAGGTGTTGCCGTATTACTTATCGATAGGTATGACCGCTGCAGAGTTCTGGAATGATGATCCTTGGCTCGCAGCGGCATATCGAAAAGCAGATGAATTTCGGCGGCAAAAATGCAGCGAAGAAATGTGGTTGCAGGGATTATATATTTATAATGCCTTTAATGTTGTTATTGGAAATGCTTTGAGAAAAAAAGGGACACCCACAGAAAAGTATCTTGAAGAGCCGATTCGTGTTACTCCGCTAAGTGAGCAGGAAAAAGAAGAAAAAGCAGAGAAAGAACGTCGCAAGACTATAGAATATTTTAATAGGCTTGCTAAGAAATTTGAAAGCTGTGGGGCATGAAAAAGCGCGCGCAAATCAAAAAAATATTTGAAATGCGCGCGCCTTGTTTTCAATGACGCTTTAATAATACAACTGCAATTGCAATTATCAGTAAGAGCATTGCAATGATAAACAGTATGTATCCAAAATTGATGATAACAAAAATAGGTATCCCCAATACAAGGCATAGTAGAATTTCCTTCGAATACTTCTCTTTTTTACGTCGCATATCTATACTCTTCCTTTATAAGTTTGATTATGTTGTCAAAGATAGCTTACCATATTGATTTGATATTGTCTATTGTGGTAAGATTAGGAAAAGGAGAGTGGTATTGTGAAACATGTATGGAAGATTACGACGGCAATCCTAACGATAATCTGCATTTTCTTAGGGTATTCCGTATATGATGCAGAAATGCGTGTAGAGCGGATTGCAGGGCAGAGGGATGAAATTCAAAATCAGTTGGACGAGTATGAAAGACAGGAAGATCAAAGTAGAACAACTGTTAACACAACCAATGAACTATCGTTTTCAACCAGTACAGGTGAATTTTCTCTCTTCCAGATGCAGGATGAAATTTCAGCTATTGCAAAAATGAATGGGGAACAGCCAGAAGAAGAATTTTGCACAATCGCAGCGCTGGCAATGGCGTTGAATGAAGAATATGAAACTGCAAATATCATTTATTATGTCAATGATGAATACGGAATCATCCAAAATGAAGAATCTCTTGCACTTCCTAAGTTTTATCAAAATATTGATACAAGCTCCCCAGAGTTGGCAGATAAATTCAGAAGCGCATCAGCGGAAATCTTAGATGCGATTGCATGAAAAACGAAGATATGCCTACAGAGAAACTTGAAATTTAGGAGAGGGTGCTATGGCAATGATTAAATGTCCGGAATGCGGAAAAGTGGAAGATATTATCCGTATATTATGCGTGGTTCTTTTTACTATTGCGGGAATTTTGTTTTTGTTATGGATTTTTCTTCAATTGCATGAGATTGAATATGAAAATCTTAATTTGGGAGTAAATATTTGTAATTTTGTTGCCGGTTTGTGTGTCACATTATTGCTTGTATCAGTTGCTATGGTAGCGATTGTTAAAATGAAAAAGTTAAACGAAAAAAGTCTTTTACCATTGGTTGCGTTAATTGCAGCATTTTTATTAATATCCTTATGCTATTTCGTTAAAAGCGAAGATTATAGACTTGAGAAAATGGCAACTGATTCTTTTTTTGAAAATGTTAATCCAGAAATAAGGCGTACTACAGAAAAAACAATAGATGAATTAGAAGATATTATTAATTAAATATATTTGTTACAACGGTGGCAAGCAAGACCAAAGGGTCGTAAGCGAAAGCTTATGACCCTTTATTTTTTTGGTAAAAGGCGGTGAAGTAATGAGCGTAGAAATTGATACTTTAGAAGTGGAAGTGCGAACGGGTGCGAAACAGGCAAGTTCGGGAATATCCGATTTAACATCTTCGCTTGAAAGGTTAAAAACGGTTGCAAAAGGAGGAGCCGGACTAACCGCAGTATCCAAGCAATTGCAAGCGCTAACTTCATCTACGCAAGGAGCGGTGGGCGCCAGCCAAAAGGTAAGTAATCTTGCTTCTGCTTTAAGCAAACTGCAAGGAATCCAAAAATCAAGCGGGATGAACTCGGTAGCAAATGCGCTAAAAAAAATTAACGAAATAAACCTGTCTAATATATCAGTAGATAAGATGCAGTCGCTTACAACTGCGTTAAATGAACTGGGAAGTGTTCAAAAATCAGATGGTCTAAATAGTGCTGTAAATGCACTAAGAAAAATCCCTGATATTATTGATAGCTTGGATGATTCAAAACTATCTCGATTTGCTACGCAGATGAATAAGGTGGCGGCGTCTATTCGTCCATTAGCAACAGAGATGCAAAAAGTATCCAATGGGTTTTCAGCGTTCCCCATCCGTATTCAAAAGATAATATCAAGTAATGCAGGGCTAACAGCTGCCAATACAAAAGCAGCAAAATCGTTCAGCCTGTTTAGTAACAACATAACAGGAACGCTTGCAAACATAACCCTTTTTGGTTATACGATAGACAAAATAGCGGATGTTGTATCTGATTGGGTTAAAAGCGCCAATGATTATGTTGAAAATATAAATCTTTTCCAAGTTTCAATGGGAGAGTTCTATAATCAGGCATATGAATATTCGCAGCTTGTAAATGACAAATTAGGAATCGACCCATCTGAATGGATGCGCAATCAGGGCGTATTTATGTCAATGGCGAATGGTTTTGGACTTGCCGGAGATCAGGCATATGCCTTGAGCGAGGGGTTGACCGAACTCTCTTATGACCTTTCTTCTCTGTACAACGAGGATGTTGAACAGTCTGCGCTTCGGCTGCAATCCGCTTTGTCGGGCGAAATCGAGCCAATTCGTCGCTTGGGCATTTCCATCAGTCAGGCAACACTTCAAGAGTATGCATTGGAGCATGGAATCAATAAGAATATAGAAGCAATGACTGAGCAGGAAAAGGCGATACTCAGAACCTTAGTTCTTATGGAGGGAGCAGGAAGGATAGGAGCCATTGGTGACTTTGCAAAAACCTTGGAGAGTCCGGCAAATAGCCTTCGCGTATTGAATCAGCAAATTACTCAACTTGGACGAGCATTAGGACAAGTTTTGGTGCCTATTCTAATTCAAGTCATTCCTTATATACAGGCATTTGTAGAAATCGTAACAGAGGCTATACAGAAATTTGCGACCTTGGTCGGATTTACGATGCCTAATTGGAATGATGATATTACATCGGGTGCAGATGATACAACCGATTCAATGGAAGATGCAACAGAGGCCACCAAAGAACTTAAAAATGCGCTGTTGGGTATTGACGAATTAAACATTCTTTCACCAAATAGTAAATCTTCGAGCGGAAATGATTCGGGATGGGTAAACGATATTGAAATACCTAATATTTGGGATCAAGAAGTGATAGAAAATCTACAGTCCAAAGTGGATGAATTAAAAAAACCAATGAAAGAAGTTCTTGATTTAGCACTTTTAATTGGTGGAGCGTTACTTGCATGGAAAATTGCGTCCACGTTAATGCCTGCAATAAGGACTGTGGGGGAATTATTATCGGTAATGCTCGGGAAGCAAATGGCGCTTTCATCGAGTGCGGCTGATTTGTTAAGTAAGTGGAATGCAATTAAAAAGACTGTAGGGCTTGCGCTGGTGATTACAGGATTTTCGCTTGAATTTTCTGGCGCGGCAGCTATCGGACGTGGAGATGCTGAATTAATGGATTACATTAAAACAGCCATTGGTGCGGCTCTTGGCATTGCAGGGTCACTTCTGGTATTCGGAACCGGACCCTTGGGGTGGACAATCGGAATTACGGCTGCAATATTGATAGCCATTGCAGGTATTTCATTCGGGGAACAGCAACGCTTGCAGGAGATGGTAGAGGAAGCGTTTTTCTCATATTGGGAAGGTGCAGTTACAATTACTGATTTTGCGAATGCATACGCAAAATTAATTGATAATATTGCGACAGCTAATTCACGTATTGCCGAAAGTGGAAACACTGTACTATCAGCACAGGCTAATATTGAAACGGTAAAAACAGAGTATCAGGAATTGAGCGCGGCGATTGAATTTGGTGCTTATGAACTTGAAGAAAAGATTCCTGAAATGATAGGCCTGTTTGAACAGTTAGCTTCCGGCATTACTACGGCAATGGATAGTTCATATGAAACCATTGTCCGAGGGCTTGTTGGCTCAGTTGGAGTTGCTATGGGATACACGGATGAACAGATTCAAGAACAGATTGCAGGCTTCTTAGGAATAAAAACAGAAGCAACAAATGCTGTCAATGAAATTACATCAAAGTTGCAAGAACTACAAACCCAATATGATAACGGGTCAATTACAGCGCAACAGTTTGCTAACGAATCTGCAACGTATTGGGAACAATTAGCGGCATATAGTGTTTCATCGGGGAGTGAAGTTGCGACTGCTTTTGAAAATGTTAAAAATTCCTTATATGCCATTGACTGGCAAAGCACTGATGCAGCCAATCAAGCGTTTGAAGTTATTTCGACGGCAGCAAAAGGAGCGAGAGAAGAAGTTGAGAACGCGGTTGAGGGTTTGGAAGCGTCGTATAATCAGATGTTGACGGCTGCGCTGGCGAGTGGAAATAAAGCTGGGGCAGAATTGGCACAGTCGGGACTTGATTCCTTAAAAACATACAAAGAAAACCAATTAGCGCAAATTGAGGGACTTGTAACAGAGTCTACCAATTATATGCAAGCTAGCTTAGTAGAGGGGTTAAAGTCAGCATCTGATGAAGCAGTAAAATCCTGGGAAGAGTTGTCTTGGTGGAAAAAGATATTTGTATACGGAAATAATAAATCGTCTTACATCAATAGTTCCATTAGAGCGTATACAGATGGTATTGCAGAACAACTTAGCACTGATATGCAAGAGTCGTTTAAGGATTTAGGTTATGAAGGGCAGTTTTGGGCGCATGATACATTGCAAGAAATTCTTGCTTATTCAACGACAGAAAATTCATATTTTTTGAATGGTGGACAAAGAATCGATGCTACTGAATTTCAAAATAATTTGGAGCAAGTATTATATTCGGCTATTGATGAAGCAATGTCAGCAGCCCAGAAGCGATTGGATGAAAGAATGAGTTCTTTCGGAATAACTTTAAACTCCGGATTATCCTTTGACAAATCTAAAATTTCATCCGAACGGTCAAAAAGTGGCTTTTCGGGAGCATATGCGAACGGCGGCTTCCCCACTGTTGGACAACTTTTCCTCGCTCGTGAAGCAGGAGCAGAACTGGTTGGAACTATTGGGGGAAGAACCGCAGTCGCAAATAACGATCAAATCGTATCCGGCATTGCAGAAGCAAATAACGGCGTAATCAACGCAGTGATGGCAATGGGACAAGCAATCGTCAAGGCGATTAACGATCAGGAAACTTCTGTTCAGTTGGACGGTAAAGTTGTATCCCGTGCATTGTATTCTTACAATCAGCAGGTATCCAGAGAGAAAGGCTCTCGGCTTGTAACGGGAGGTGTCGCAAGATGACACTTACTGTTGCTGGAATTGATATGATCCCCTACATTGCGTATGGGGGTCTACAATGGCAACGGGCGGATGTTGACGGAGAGGCTGCAGGACGTACAACATTATCAGGAACGACGATTCGTGATCGCATAGCGATAAAGATTCGATGGGATATTACTTGCCGTCCCTTAAAGGCAGATGAGCTTTCTCTTATTTTATCTGCTATAGAACCGGAGTTCGTGACAGTCACATATACCGACCCAGTTACTAACACAATAAAATCAGACCAATTTTATTCAAATAATTTCCCTGCCACTTTCGCAATGAAAGACCGAGCGGGGAGGGAATGGTGGAGTGGTTTAACATTCCCGCTGATTCTGAGGTAAGGAGTATGACAGGAAATACAATACTTTATGCTGATAGGACATTTACAGACGAAAATGTTTTGCCAAGTGGCAATATGCCGAGAGAACGTTCCTTGCTTTCGGACGTATTGGCAATTGACTCATTTAGTTTTGATGTTATCAGCGAAGATACGACACTTGTTAACTTCATACGTAATACCCCGCTGACCTACTACCATAACGACGTGCAAATGGGTATCTTCTATGTCCAGAAAATATCCCGTACATCTATCAACACCTACCGCTTTGACTGCACCTCCACCGTCGGCCTGTTAGACGAATCCTACCACAACGGAGGCATCTATACCGGCCAGACGGTAGATGAGGTGGTTACGGATATTTGCAGTCCGTATCTCGTTATTGTAAAGAACAACATCAAGAGTATCAAGCTGTATGGCTGGCTCCCCATCGCCACAAAGCGCGAGAACCTGACGCAAGTCCTGTTTGCGATCGGCGCAACGCTCAAGGTGGATTATAACGGGGTGATCCGCATAGAGGGGTTGTGGGATTCCCAGTCGGCAGAAATCGATGCAGACCATATGTACAGCGGCGGCTCGGTCGAATACGCAACGCCCGTGACGCAGGTTATCGTAACCGAGCATGCCTATAACCAGACCGCGACAGAAACCGTAGACCTGTTTGAGGGTACCGCATCGGCTGGCGATAAGATCACATTTGACGAACCGTGTTATGACCTTGTTGCAGACGGATTCAGCATTACGGAATCCGGTGCAAATTACGCGATTGTAACTGCGGGTAGTGGGAAGCTGACGGGCAAGAAGTATGTGCATACCACAAGACAGGTG